TGCGTCTCGACCGACTGCTGACGCCCACGTGTGATGTCCGTCGATGACGTAGTTGTCCTTGGACACCCAGATGTGCGCTTCCTTGGGGTTCCGCTTCTCATTGAGCATCATCCCCGCGACTTTAGACCCTTCCATCTCGGCCTGACTGGCCTTCAACTTCCGGGCAAGCACGGACTTCACCTCAGTGGCGACACCCAACTCCTTGAGGTGCGAGAGAAAGGCTCCGCTCGCATCCACCTCTCCTTGATCATCCCGTGGGAGCTTGTCCGCGTCTGTTCCCTCGATGGGCGTCAAGGATTTGAACTGTGGCATCTCAATGCGAGGGATGCCGTGGGGGAATTCCTCCGTGCGAATCTTCTCCGTGCAGAAGAGGCTGACGCCTTTGACGGTGATGGTGCAGGGATCAAAGTTCGGGGCCTTAGAGCCCTTGCTCTTAGCCTCGATAGCCATTTCTCCCAGCTTCTTCAGCACCGTATGCACGTCCTTGGTGTCCTGAATCTCGACGTTCTCTCCCTTCAGGACCAGTGCGACGGCCTCTTCGGCGGTCTTCACCTTGTGGACGGGCTTCTTCTCCTGTCTGGCAAATGCATCCTGTATGGCCTGCTGAGCAGGGGTGCGCTTCGAACCACTCTTCCCACCACCAGACCCGAAGGTAAAACGCCCGTCCTCTTTGTCATGGTGGGGGTTGAACTTCAAAGTCACCGCAAAGGCAGGCTTCTTCTTGCGCTTCTCGGCATACCCCTGCGTCGGGGGACCGATGCACATCTTCCTGCTGACCAATCCTTCGGTGAGTGGCATGGCTACTTGATCTTCACGACTGGCCCCAGCTTCGGCTTCGGGGTCTTCTTTCCACGCAACATGTCCAACAGATCAAACAACCCGCCTTGGGCTTTGGCTTTTCCCGGTGACTTCCTGAAGTGCAGGGTACCACCCTTGGACTTCCCCGCTGCGAACCGACCTGTCTGGTCATGGTTCGAATTGAACTTCAGCACTGCTACGTAAGACGGCATGGTTACTTCTTGAAGTACTTCCGCTTCAACCGCTCGGCTACGTCATACGGTCTAGCGTCCGCATCTGCCGCTGGCTTAGCACTGGCATCCCGTGCTGGTCTGGCATCCGCATTCGGGGCGGGATCAGAGGGATGACGCTTTTTTCCACCGCACTCATGTCCCCAGCACTTATGGTCTTTCAACACACGATGCACATCGAGCTTCAAAATGGCTGCGTAATCCTGAGCTTCCTTCGCCTCCCGGCGTCTCTTTGCAGACTCTTTGAACCGTCGTGTGTTGGCGGAGGCATGGGGTCCGGGCGTGCGGTGCTCCGGATTGATCGATTCCTTGTAGCCGATGGCGTGGGTGCAGACGGCATGCGGCTCATAGCCGCCGCCCTTGGCCTCCACGTGCTCGATGCACCGATGCCACTTGTCCGTATGGATATGACCCTTCCCTTTCAGGGCCAACCCACGGGTCGTGAATCCCGTCGTGAGGGGCATGACTAAATCCGGAAGGTGCTCTTGGCCGGGTTCAGCGTGTGCTTCTGTCCACTCTTGGTCTGGAACGACGTGTGCGCCTGTCGGCGGATATGGGCCGCTTCAGGAGTAGCGGGTCCACTCACAGAAGCATCCAGTGCCCGCTGCACTCCCTTGGCTTGGAGTGAGGGCCAATCACGAACAGCGAGGGGACTCAGTCCGGGGATGTGTCGTCCACCTGTCGGGCCTTGAAGTGAAGGCCAATCACGAACGGGCAGCTTACTGAGTCCCTGAATGTGCCCACGCTTGCTCCCACCACTCGTGAAGCGTCCATCGGGACCATGATGAGGATTGTATTTCAGGACGTGTTCAAAGGTAGGCACCTCACGAGGTTTCTCCTCCGGATGGTCCAGTTCCCGGCGAGACACCAGACCCGTATGGTGCAGAGGCATGCTCTCTCCTATATTGCAACTGATTGCACGAAGGCCGGGGCTATTTTACAGGAGGTCTGGGCAATGCAACAACTATTTTTCACCCCAGCCTAACAACTGCTTGGCTCGCTCAGGGGTCACATTTTGACGAGTCACCAGTTGCTGATACGCCCGTTGTGTAACTTTGGCCTTCGGAGCGGTCGAGGCAGTGATGACCGCCGCCACCGGCTCATCCATGTTCTTCACGGTCAGGGGTTTGAGGGTCTTCATGCGAGATGTCCTCTGGCTTGTGCCACCAGCAAATCATCCGTCAGATCCAGCGCCCACGTGCCAGATGCCTCTGCAAATAACCACTCCCCAATGGTCCTCCCTTCATAGGTGAAGGGCAGTTCCACGAGGGCTGACATCGCCCATGGTGAATGGTCTTGGAGCAGATGCTCCACGAGCAGTCGGTCCTCGGCCGTCAATGACGCCAACACCGGCTGCAGCACCTCACTCTCCAACTGCCCTTGGGCATAGAGCCGGAGGGAGTCCCACTCCAATTCGTCTGGGAGGAAACCCAATTGAGCATAATAGGGTGCATTGCCTGCCACTCCGATGGCGAGAGACGTGGCAGAGGACTTCATCCCCATCTCTATGAAGTTCATGAAAAGCGTCTTCAGGAACTGCAATTCCGCCTTGGGATTGCCTGCCAGTAACTCCGCCTGTGTCAGGTAATACGTGCCGGTGAAGGGCTCCAGTATGGCGTTCAGCTTGAACTCCACTCCAGACGGTGTCTCTCCGTTGACCTTGAACCCAATGTCTCCATCTGCGTCGAAGGTGACAGGTCTGGTCCCGACTCCCTGCCCCTTGGTCATCACCTCCTGCGGAGGGAGTTGTGAGAGCTTGGAGAGCAATTCCACGGGGGTCATGCCCACGTGCTCGTTCCACTGGGCTACCTGTTCGGGGGTGGCCTCGACACCCATCTCCTTCAGGTCCGCTGCGGTGACTTGCTGAAAGGCTTCCACCTCTGCGGGGATGGTGGGCACCGTGCTCAGCACCTTCCCCGCACTGGAAGCAATGGCTCGGCAGATAGTGCGGCAGTAGGGGTGGTAGGGGGGAATATGCAGACCACGCTCGGTCAATTCGGCTGATGACATCTCCGCATACGCGGCCATGGCGGCTCGGGTCTGTTTGGGCCATGGTTGCACCACCCGAAGGTCTTCCGGGTTCTGCACCTCCAGCACCTCAATGACCTTCCTGCGGGCCTCTGGGACATTGAAAATCTTCCCGTCGATGAACCGGCAGAACTGACTGGTGCGCCCATCCAACACCGCTGTGAGCTTGTACCGGGCCATGCCCAGCACCTCGGCCTCCGCCGTGAAGCCCCATGTCGCCAGACGACTGCTGTTCAGGCTGGCAATCAATTGCAACTGCTGACTGCCATGCTGGCTGAAGTCCACGAACGGGGTGACATACCTTCCCGATACCGGATCCTTCTTCTGTCCCAGTGCCTTCCGTTCGATACCATGCTTCTTGTTGTAGGCATGCATCAGGGCCAGCGCCTTCTTGGTGCTGACCATCAGCCGGTAGATGGGGACTCTGGCCTCTGGCACGTCCACGGCGAATGCCGCCATCATGCCCCAGTGATGATGCCCGTCGAGGATGCGTCCCTCACTGGAGACGAGCAGAGGAGGAAACACCTTACCCCCCTTCTCATACCGCTCCAGCTTCTCCGCCACGTTCCGGGCACCAATCTCCTTCTGCGTAGGCTTGAGTGTCAGAGGATCAACTGTCTCCTCCAGAATCTTGACACCATTGGCCTCCATTTCCTGCAGAAATTGACGACGATGCACCTTGGGAACCTGCGGCATGTCCTCCCGCTTGATACCCAACCCCTCCCCACCGAAAATGGTCATCCCCTCGACTTGAAGGTGGGTGAGGTTGGGATCCTCTTTCTGTTCCAGCACCTTCTCCAAGAGCTTACGCACGTCTCCCCGTGCGATGCCGACCTTCTCCCCATGGAGCATGGACTCCAGTGCGTCCTTCGGCCCTGCCACGAACTCCCCACCGTGGGCAGAGCCTTTGGGCTGACGACGGTGTTGGGCCTCTGTCCACTCCCGCTTGGCCACCATGCCAAAGGGAATCGTCTCCAACACCCCAGATTGGTGGCTGATGGTGATGCTCTGGACCGTAAAAGAGCCTCCCACAGCCAAGTCCTTGTACTTGGGTGCGGCCTCCGGTTTACAGTACGCCAGTGTGCAGTGGGGTTTGTAAACCGGGAACGACTTCTCCTTGAAGTCCGCGTAGTTCCCAATCTCCGCCTCGATGTCCCGTAGTTCCGGGCTCTCGATGACCGCCACCACCGGCACGGCTCCATCGCTGTGATCGCTGACCGGGAACAACTCCACGCCTTCCACATATGCAGTGAACGGCGTCTGTTCGGTGATGAAGGTGCGAAGCTTGTTCAAGTCCTCGTTAAGGAGGCCGAAGCGGACGGTCAAGTGGTTGGGATCCACGTCCTTGCCGCTGGCCATCACGTCATCATCGCTGATGGCGTCTCGGGCCATGTTCAGACTCATGGCGGCTGAACTGGTAGGGGCGATCTGGATCTGGGTATTGCCGAAGGCATGCTCGCCCTTCTGCACTTTGAAGTGCGAATTCACCCAGTTCCGGACAGTATTCGCATTCGTCCGATCAGGGTCAAAGACCTTGGCGAAGCGTTCCCTTCCATGGAACACGTCCACAAACAACGGGTGATTACCTCCAGACTCGATGGTGGAATCCACCAGATGCTGCGCTTGCGCCTTCGTCATCGGCGCACCAATCTCTGCGCCAGAGCCGGGGGTATACCGCAGGATCCCCGCCCGCATCACATCATCCAGATCCACCCCCAACGCATGCGCGGCGGCAGCGTGGGTATCCTGCATGTGAGCGAGTCGTTTCCCGCTGGGGAGAATGAACTTAGTAGACCCGTAACCCCAGTCTTCTGCTGATACAAGAATCTGTGCGCCTGTGGGGCTCTTGCCTTCTGCGAACAACGCCACCAAACCTTGTGCGGTAAACTGCCCTTCGGCATCCCGTGGATGCTGGCTCTCATCCCACGCCTTCTTCACTGGAGCGAGGAGCCCATACCGCTTGGCGTGCTTGGCTGACTCCGGGGTCATCGCCACGGGGATGGAGGTGAGCCCTTGGTCCCTAAGCCATGCATACCGGTGGCGTCCGTTGGTGAACCCTACCCGGCCATTCTCTTGGACCGTAACCTCGGCGGCTTCAATGGAGTTTGCTTGTCCGATGAACTGCCCGAAGCGTTCGTAGCGGTTGCCGATGCCTCCATGGCCTCCGACTCCAAGATAGAACCCTTCCTCCCGCTGGAATTCCTCATCGAACCGGACCACGTCCAGCGGCACCATCACATCCCCAGCCTTGGCGGCTCGACGGGGCTTGACCACGGCAATCTGGCGGTCCCCGACCGTGACGGAGGCGGTATCTGCGAACCGGCCTGCCTTGTCTCGACGGTGCTTCGCCTCTTCCCACTTCCGTGTGAATTCCTGCACGGAGACGTAGATGGGCGTCTCAAACTCGTGGTCGTCAATCAGCAGTTCTTCAGGAGTCATGTCTCACCAGTTCCCGCACGGTCACGAACAAAGCACAGCCTAAGAAGAATGGGAGGGTCAGAAGCCACAGCCCCTTAGCCATGACCCTTGGACTCATGAGTGAACACGAAGCCGCCTAGTTTCTTCTGCAATCGCTCGTAAATGAGAAAATGATGCAGCGCATTCGCTTCGTCAGCGGTAATTTCCTGATCATGGATCTGCATGCCCAACATGCCACGAAGCATGCCGTCTAGTTCCTTCAACTCCTCCGCAAAATTCGGGGGCCACTCCGTCCCTGTCCGTCGAATGATATGAGTACCGAGATTTGTCACCGCCCGCATCTCCAGCATATTGAAACGAGCGGCTGAAATCCCGTCCTTGTTACTCAGCCCAAACCCAGACGGATGGTTATGCGTGAACACGACATCCTTCAGATCCGCCTCCGTCATGCCCCCCATCCGAATGTGGTGCGAATCGTCATCACCTGTGACCTTGACGGGTTTCCCATCTCGGATCAGAAACGCATGTTCGTTGGGTTCATTCCGAATGCGATCCTCGGCCTCTGCCAGTGTCTTCGGCAAGGGCTCCCGTTGCATCTCAGCGGCGGGTGTGCCTCGGCGTTGCACCCCATGTTGCTCCAGAAACGCCATCTGAGCCTTGGTGAACCGCCCGCCCTCTGGTGAGCCCTTCGGTCCACGGGGCTGATTGGGATCGTACTTTTGGACCAGATCCGCAAACTTGTCTGGAGTCCGCTTCGGCCAATCGGCGTTCGTGAGGATAGCGTCGATGTTCATTCCAATGTCCGTCGAATCTTTTGGACTTCAGGACCATCCACATAAAACGTATCCCCGCTCACGCCAAACACACGGGCGCGTTGCGGCTTGCCCATCAGGATTATTTCATGCTCAATCAAACACCCACGCCCGGTCACACACGTACTCAACACCTGAGATACCGGAACTCGCGCCGAGAGAATTTTGGGCCGCTCCTTCTCCGCCGTGAACGCAAACGCAATCTCTAAATTTGTGGTCCATGACGACGCCGGTTGCATCGTGATGTCTTCGTAACCGTAGCCCAGTGCATCATCAGGATCGTCCATCCCCCGAAACGCGGTGACGTGCATAATGCCTTGAGACTTGAACCACTCCTGCGTGCGCTCATACTCAGCGCGTGCAAAGGCTCGGAGCCGTGCGCCTTCTCTCTCCGGCAGCTTGATCCCCACCCCGTGCATTTGTTTGATGGCACTCGTAATGTGGTCCGTGGCGGCACCGTGCAGTCCAAACTCCGCTTGGACCGCCAACTGCATGACCCCGGCATCCACGTCACTATCACCTGATGTCTCCGCCCACAAATCAATTTTACCCTTAACCCAAGCAGACACGTCTTCCAGTGACATGCCTGTAAACGCCGAGTGTGCGTACAATCGCGTCGTCAACTCCCGCTGGATCTGTTCTTTCACGGTGGCACGTTGTCCCGGAGTTCGGGGCGTGATACCGGGGGCCATACGCTCAGCTTCCCCAGTAAACGCCGACTGCATCTGCGTGACATCAGCAGTTCGGGCATGCGTGGGATCACCTGTAAACTGCCCTCCGGTTGACGTGCCTTTGGGGGCTCGGGTCTGCGTAGGGGCGTACTTCAGCACCCCCACCAGCGAGGGTGCAATTAATTGCACGGGCTCCGTCAGGATCCTGAGCATCAGGCCACGAACTGCGCTCGGACGTAGGTGCCGGAGAAGACCTTGGGCAGGGACCGGAGGAACGCTTCATCCTCGGTCACCCGCTGGTGCTGGTCTTCCAATTCCCCACGAATACCCGGTGGAATTTTGCCTTCCACCTGAAGCTGACCCTTCGACACCCGAATCGTCGCCATCAGCTTGACCTTGCCAAATTCCGTATAATCGTTCAAATTGACATGCATGATTTCCTCACATGCCCTATTATAGCACGGTTAACCCATTAAATCCTGCTGTTTCCACAGCCGATACAGGCCCAAATCCGTCTGGAGAGCGTCCCGCATACGCTCCACACGCCCCAAGAAGGCGTCTCGCTCCCCCTGAGACATGTTGGGATGGCGGTCTGCCAGTGCCTTCCAGTCCGTGGCTTCTAGGGCCTGCAGGATGGGCGCACGCTGGTCCTCAGACACACCGTCCACCCCTCGTCCTCCGTCCCTCCAATCCCTGACGGCACGGGACCGATAGGTGAAGTCGTCGGGCTCATCCGGATCGTTGGGGGCGGGCATGCTGTAGCCGTTGTCAATGGCCACTGGGCTATCCCCGTGGTACATCAGGTTGCCGCCGTGGCGGTCCATGGTCCCGATAACGTAGTCCAGCACCGCCAGCTTGGTGATGTCATCCGTGGACGGGCTTCCATACCCGTCCAGCCCAGAGATGAAGTGCTGGAGGGAACCCCCATTGGGATGGGGGGCCTCGGAATTCCTGTCTCCCCGATCAGAATCACCCTCGCCCCGGTTGTAGCCGTTATCCTCGGCCCACCGGGTAAAGGTCTTGATCTTGCTCTCGTACAACCGGCCTTCAGTATCCTGATGTTCTTCCATCCACTGGTCGTAGTCGAGGTGGTCACGGGCTTCCTGCCGACTCACATCGGCTAGTTCCTGATACCCCTCCTCCAGCCGCTGGCGGAGGATGGCACGGACCCGGTCCTTCTCGTGGTTGCTCATCCCTGCACTGACATCCACGCCTGCCTCGTCCAACACCTCCAGCGGGTTCAGGGCCTTCTCCTGTGGCTCCTGTCGCCTGAAGGACTGGGCTGACCCCATAGGGAGCTTGGGGTGCCTCTGTAGCTCCTCCACGGCTCCGTAGGGGCCTTCGTCGGGGAAGTCCTTGACCTCCTCATTCCAGATGTCCATCATCTCTTGGGCGCGGTTCTCGATGTCCTTGACGTGCTCGCCTTGGGCCTCCTGATACAGGTCAGCCATCTCGCCGCCGACCGCATCCATGGCGTCTTCTTGGGCCTTCTCCTTGTACTCGTCGTACATCCCCCGCAGTTCATAGGTGTCCCAGACCACCTCGTTCTCACTGGAGGTATCCATACCTTCAACATCGAGAGACGTGCGGAGGACCGTCGTGGGCACCAACTTTAGACCAAGGGCTCGGTCCACCTCAGAAGCCATGGCCTCCCGCTCTGCGAGAGAGAAATCCTTGTTGGTAATGCAGTCTTCGATTTGCCCGTTGGCAAAGCCTGAACCCCATTGCTCCCCGGCCTCTGGCTTGTACACGGCCTTGGTGTGGTTCGGGTCGTCCATCTCCACCTTGACGGAGACGTTCACACCGTCATTGAGGCCCTTGACTACTCGACTCACCTCAGCATTGGTGAGAGCATGCAATACCTCTTTATTGACAGGATCTTTGGGTGGTGGTGCAACTTTTGCGGGATCAAATCCCGCTGCTCGGGGGCGATTCTTGAATCCCGTGCCCATGGGAGCATTCATGATGGTGGCATACCCAGCCACCCCGCCACTGGCCTTCGCTTCCGCTGCTTCACGCTCTTCCCGGCGTTCTCTCTCTTCTCGCCCTACTCGCCCCGCGTGTCGCCCACGAGCGATGACTTTGGGGGTGCCCTGCGGCATTCGATCAATTTCCGTAGACGACGGAAGAATCCGTGTCCCGTACATCGACGCATTCCCGCCACCCTTCACCCACTGCCCACCAGTCGGAGAGCCCTTTGGGCCACGTGGCTGACTCTCACTCCACTTGAGCACCGTGGCATACGGGGGCCGGAGCATGGCCCGGACAGTTGCAATCAATTGCCGCATGTTCCGGGGCATTTACTTCTCCGTCTCTTCCACCTTGGCCCAATCCACCGTGCTCATCCAGTGGGGCTTGCCACGGTCTTCCGCCTGCATGTCTATCACGAGCGGCTTCTTCTCGGCCTTCAGGGCCTGCTCGGTGTCATAATCAACAGGCTTGGGCCACTCCACTTCCAGTGGTTTCTTCGGCATCGGTGCTCCCGTGATAGTGTGCGTCTCAAACGTGGGGGCTCGGTGCTGCCATGCATCCCACAGCCACTTGTCCTTGGTGCCCAGCACCACCGTCTCGTGCTCTTCCTGCGAATTCTGTCCGTAGACGGGGAGCGAGAAGACCGATGTGGGTGGGGCCTCGATACGGATGACCACACGAGTGGGATTCTCCGGCAAGCCCCCGACACCACCCCACGAGTTGGCGACAGAGGGTGTGCCCGTCGTGGACTGGGCTCCCGACCGTTGCAGGACCAAATCAGGGAGTCTCACGTAGGTGTTCCCGCTGTAGCTACCGAGATAATTGGTCAACCGGCGTTCGATGGCTTCCTCATCCGTCTCATAGGGTAGAAGGTCGAACTTCGGGAGCGTAATCCTACCCTGCGCGGCATACGTGTGCATCAGGTCGAATCGACCATCATCCCCCAGCTTTTGATACAGCTTGTCAATGATCTGCTTGCCCCGCTCCGGATCTAACGCTGCTATCTCCGGATCCACCAGTGTGTCAGCCGCATCCTTGTCCCACTGCTCCTTCACCTTAGCCTTTGTGGCGTCATCCACCTGATGCCACGTCTCCGGTGCGATTTCCGTGATGCTCTTGGGTTCTCGCCGCTCCTTATGCACCACGAAGTGTTCACCGTCAAAATCGAAACCCACATAGGGCCTACTCACAACTTTGTCGATGCCTGTCGTGATGTTAGAAGTGGTGACTTTGTTACCTGCTTCATCAAGATACACCCGTGTGGTGGCATTGACCATGTTTCCGGGCAACATCAAGCCACGGTAGACCTCGATTTTGTCGGCTCCTGCCTTATCCATCACCATCTGCGTGGTTTCCCACTGGGCTCGGACATAGGCTTGGATGACGGGGATACCCCCATACGGCTTGGCTTCTGCCTCGGCCTCAATGACTTCCTCGGGGGTCATCCGATGGTGCCCGCCCAACTCTCGGGCTGCAGCCAATTGCACGGACATCGACAGCCCATCGCTGGACGACCGCTTCCACTGGTCCCACACATCAGAAATCATCTGGGGGGTCTTGATGTTCCCTCGTAGCTGCTCAGTCCTCGCCCACTCCTCGGCATCCGCCTCGGCCCCACCCTCAGTATCCGTGCCGGTGATCAGCTTTCCAGATTCCTTGTCGAAGACGTGCCATTCGATTTTGCTGCCTGAATCGTAATCAACCGTCACTTCCCGAATTTCATACTCAGGCTTTTTCTTAGCTCCTGTTAACCCACGCTCTTCCAGCACTTGCTCCGTGCGAAGCTCCGCCAGCTTCAGGGCAATGGCATGGGTGCGGGCATAGTTCTCATCGGAGTGTTTCCCCGTCTCCACTCCGGTGACCCACTCTTTGGGCTCTCCCTCCCGCATCTGCCGCTGCCAATTGCGCCCACCATACCGTCCAGAAACATAGTTTTGGAAGTACTGCAGCTTCTCATCGTCATCGAGGTTGTTCCATTGTTCTCTGGCGGCTTCATCCCGCATCTCCGAGACTTTTTCCATGTAGCTATCAGAATCAAGCTCCTCTTGGAACTTGTCTTCAAAGGCTTTCTCGTATGCCGTATCCCACGCTCGTCTGACGATTTCCTTCTGGTCTTCGTTCAGTTCCTGTCCGTTGGTGAACCGGAGCTTGTCCCAATCCAACGCCACCACACCGTCTTCATCGTCGCCGTAGCCATAGTCCAACGTCTCAATGTCCAACGTCCTCTTTAATTGGAACTGTTCTTCTACTTTGGCCGGATACACATACTCTTGAACCTCACCCTCATGGGTGGTGGTATACCGTTCCCCTTCGACAGGCAATGCCCGTTGAGCCCCAAATTCGTCTATGAACGACTCGTAGGACAACTGCCGCTCCACGTCCTCCACGGCTTCATCCAAGACCTTCTGGTTGTCCTTCTTCAAGTCATCTTTGATATCCATACTCAACGATGACGTGTCCACTTCTATGTCGTCATAGGCATTCTCAACGTATTTGTGATACGCCTCCTCCTGCCCTTCCTCGGACACCGAATCCCAGTCCTGCGGTTCTCCAGAAGAATACTCGGCGGTCTTGATGGCCTCGGGTAACAGCTTCTCAACGGCGGCAATCCCAGCCTTAGCCTGTACGGCCAACACGGGATCGGAGGCAGAGACACCTGATGTCCCTGTGGAGGCAAACTGCCCACCCTCAGACGTGCCTGCAGGTTCACGGACATAATCCCGTGCCGCCTTCCGCCGCCTCGGGACATCCGCATAGACCCGGACTTCATGGAGGAACTTGTCGGAGCCGGTGGTGACCAAGGCTTCAAGCGGAATGTCTTCTGCAGACGCTTCCAGAATCTGCACGTCCTCTGGTTTCAGCTTCGCCAGATGCTCCTGCCGCCCGAAGAGCAGTGGATTCTTCAGCAGCGGGTATTCCACATCGTGCTTGCCACGAATCTGCAGGTAGGCTTTCAACGCATCGTTCATCGAACTACGACGCAACCGCTCCTGTTCCTCGGGAGGTGGCGGAGGACCGACATATCCTCGCTTGTCCTCGGGCAGATCCTTGTCCCAGATGAAAGTGTGTTCAATCGACTGCTGATTCGGTCCCCACTGGTCTTTGGCGAACTGCACCGCATCATCCAGCGTGTGCGGAGGCAGTCCAGCTTCCTGTTCATCCTCCCGCGCATACCGGTCTAGATCCTCAATACGGTCTTCCCCTCTGGCCACCCTGACGGCTCGCCGCAACTCCCGCTGGATGACCACCGCATCCTCTGGGCTCGCCGTGAACGACACCCCTTGGGCCTGCCCTCCACCCAACCCTGTGTCGCCTAGCTGCCCAAGGAGCACTCCTGACGACTCCACGGCTGGGGCATTCGTGGTGACGTGATACAGCTTCGGAGGAATCCCTTCACGTGGAATAGGCTCACCGGTCAACAGCATCCCGGTGGTTTCACCAGTTTTAGGATCAACCCACCCCCATCGAGTCCCACCGCCCCACGACTCATAAGACTTCACATCCGATGGACGATTGAACACACGGGGTTGGGAGGCTTCCTTGAACCGCCCGTCCTCCCCTCTGGGGTGCTGAGCCTCATCGAACTTCCGGGTCAGGCCACCGATGCCCTCGGGCTTCGACGGCTCCTCCGCAAAGAAGAACGAAGCGGTGCCGTCATTGAACAACACCTTCGCCATCGTGGCCTGCTCCGGAGATACCGGATGCCACTCGTTGTCCAGATAGACAACGGTGCCTGACTTACCGTCGATAGTGATGGGTTCGGGAATCATATGGCCTTCCGCTTGGCATACTCCGCCCGAATGCGCTCAACGCCTGCCCGTCGAAACTCACTGCCCTCCAAATACCACGTGTGCATGGCCTTGGTGAACGCTAACCACTGGGAGTCTGGTGACGGCTTGGACGGCTCATGCCACCCGGCTCCGCCCTTCCCCTTGTTCTTCTCATGCACCAGATACCGGGTGTCCTCGGCCACCGTCTCGTTGATGGCCTTGTCATAGGATCCCGCCTTATTCACAGCGGATTTTTCCCAGTAGGACTTGGCGTATGCGCTATGACCGTTCTCCGCCTTCATCTCATCGGAGATGCCGGTGAACATCTCACCACCAGAGAGCTTCGACCAGACAGCGGAGGCGGGGAACTCCTGTTCCACTCGCTCCCGCCACTCCGGCTTTACGGTAATGGGACCATACCCGCTGAGCCCAAACTCGCCGGGTTGATTAAATCGTTCGTAGAACCACGCATTCTTCTTGTCGTGGTAATGATCCGACTGCATCTTGTAGCGTTCACTCTCCCGCTCGACTTCGTCCTTCAGCCGGTGATAGATAAAGTGCGACACCTCGTGCGACACGAGGCCCTTCAACATGGGTGTGTCCGCATACCCGATGTTCTTGGCATTCAGTTCAATCAACCGGCTGGACGGCGTGTAATGGCCAGCTTCTGTGAACTGCCTCTCCCCAACCATGAATTCAGGAGGGTTCTTATGCACTACGCTGATGATGTAGGGATCCACGCCCATGTCCACGGCCACGCCGTAGGCCACGTTCCGGACTATTTCCTTCATCATTTCCGGTTCTTGATACCGGAGTCTGGCGTCCGCTTCGTTCTTCGCTTTTTCAGCCGCTTGGGCGATCTTCTTCGTCCGGAGGTATTCGGGATCGCTCCAAATCTCGGCCTCTATCTCCTCTACGGAGGCGTCTGGGTGCGTCTTGGAGTATTCCTCCAACCGATCCGTCGCCTTGTTCACGTTGGCTCGATGGGCAGTCTTGGCTTCCATGAAGACATCGAACGCCTCCCCGGCTTCCCTGCTCAACGTCCTCCACTTCAACCGCTCCGGCCCACTGCCCTCTGGGTCCGTAACGTCCAGCACCTCGGTGGTAGCCCCGGTCGCCGCAAACTGCCCCTCCTTGTCCCGTGGGTGCTTGTGCTCATCCCACTTAAGAGTGGGTGTGGGTTCCGGCAACCGATTGCCACGGGTCTGGCCGAAGTGTCCGATGACCGGCCACCCTCGATGGACAAAGTGGTTCTCTACGGCAAAATAATCCTCGGCATTCGGCGTATCCAACCACACAATCCTGCCGCGATTGTACCGAAACCGCTCGGTCGCAAATGCATCCGTCATCCAGAGTTGGCGGTGCTCAGAGGCATAGGGATCCCGTCCCTTCAAATCTCGCACCCGCACCACGCCCCTATGGATCAGGCCAATAGCGGTATCCGTGCTCTCTTCCTGTGCGGTATCTCCCTCGGTTTCGGCAAACCTCCCGGCCTTATCACGGACATACTCTCGCTTCTGGGCCTTGGTCTTGGCCTCGTCTTCTGCAATTGATTGCAGGGCCTCTTCCTGCACCTGTGCCGTGGCTGACAGTTCCAGATAAGTCAGGATGTTGTTGGTGACTTGCTTCAGGAAGGTATCGAAGGTGCCCACACCGACAAAGGACGGCCTCCCCTTCCTCACGGTGCCTGCACCAAAGACCGCGCAGGAGAGGAGCATGTAGGTGATCCACTCGCGGTTCTCCGTGCCCACCTCCGTCATGTCCAGTTCGGGCACGAGACGGCGGGCTTCATCCCATTTGTGGTCGAGACAGGCTTGGGTAATCAGGGCATACGTAGGAGCGGAGAGCATCCGCCACGACCGTTGCAGACGACGGACGAAGGCTCGCTCCAGCAGGAGATACGTGCGAAGATCAACGGTTTTAGCCATTCATCTCGTGGCCGCAACCAGCGACGACAAGTCTGCGTCATCAGACCCGAAGACATACATCGCCAACAGACTGTTGAAGGCGCGGGCATCCTCGGGTGTCAGTGTCTCGATGTCACGGTTGATTTCTGCGGCTCGCTCCGCCGTCAGTTCCTGCTTCTGTGCGAGTTGTGGGAGGAGGCCCTGATAGATGGCGTACTCCTGCACCAAAGACATCAGATCGCCTGCCGCCTTGCGATACTTGGCCTTGGCCTTCTCCCGTGCCATAGCCTTGGCTTCTTCCATAGCCCCGACTTCCTTGGGTCCGTCCTTCTTCTCCGGAGGAGCAGGCTTGAGTGCGGGTTGCACCGACTCCATCGCAGCGGGTAGTTCTCCAGACGGCGTCTCATCAGCGGTTGGCGTGTTCTTCAGCGGTTCATGCATGTCGCCCGCACCCTGTGCCGGGACTTCCGCCATCTCCAAATTCATCGTGGTGATGGTATTCATCTCCTTCAGGAAGGATTCACGCGTGGCGACGGTCATGGCCAATTCCAACCCCTGCAACTGCGTGGCGACATCCTTCAGGGTGATGGGCTTGGAGTTGTACAGGAGCGTCTTGAGCTTCAGTTCCTTGATGATGGTCTTGTTCATCACCTCATCGAATTCCGTGCGCTCGGGGAGGAAGACCTGTGCCTCGGCCACCATGTAGCTGGTCTGGGCCGTAGCGAAGTTGTAGTCCGCTGCATAGCCAAGAAAGAGCGGGGGGAGACGGAAGCCGATGCGGATGTGCTCCTTGGTCGTCTCATCGTAGGTCGTGAACATCGCATCCTGACTCTGAGCAGAGCCGAAGCGTTCGACCTTCACATCCACTTTGCCAGCCGCATCCAGCGAACCACTGGAGGACTGGACCTCAACGACTACCGCCCGGTTCTTGTTCTTGTTCAGACCTGATAGGTACATCCGTAGCTGGTCGGATGTGTCCTTGATCAGCGTGCCTCCCTGAATGAAGACAATAGCGGGCGGTAGACCTCCGGCATCCAAGAACTGCAGGTTCTGTTCCTCTGCGGCTCTGGAGCCTATAACCGATGGCAGTTGGTTGATCCAACGGGGGAGATAATACGGTGTGGTGATATCGGGGTTGATACCAAACAGCAGCAACTCCGACCCCCGCTTCTCAGGCGGGACTTTCTTCTCCTCCGTCTCCCACTCCCCGGTGTCCCGGTGGACCTCTCGGGTTGTGCCAAATTCACGGTAATACACCAACTGGTTCAGGGCCACGGTCTGAGCGAAGCGCCGTTCACGCTCCCAGAGCGTCAACTCCACTTCCTTCCCATCCCGCTCGACCTTCTTCTTCACCTGAATGGGCTTGTCCAGCTTCACCATCCGGATGTGGGCTGTCTCTACGCTCCGCATACCCACGACATCCCCGGCCACATTCCGCAGCACCTCGATGAACCCATAGCCGATGGATTCCATCTGGCGGCGGAGCTTGCGCCGGATTTCTGTCATGGAGGTGTTGGGGTAGGGCTCATCGAAGAAGGACTGGGCAATCTTCTCCTCGGACTTGTCGATATCCTTGCCCTCCTCGGTCGGAACGAACTCGTGACCTGTGCTGTCGATGTTCACTTCCATCGCTTCGATGCACTGGTTCAGGACGTTGTTCGTCTGGACGAGACTCAATAGGACATTGGGTTCGAAGGGGGGCTGGAGGAAGAGGTTGTTCTGTTGGCCTGCGGTGTAATAGAGGCTGGAGAATTCATCCTCCAGTTCCACCGCCGACTGCGCCATGACCATCCACGTTTCATTCTTGATGACCTTCTGAATGAACGTGATCTTAGGCTCCGGCCGCTCCGTTTTCTGGGTGCCTTCCGTCAACTTCAGCATGCCAACCCCTTAGCAAATCGTCTGCTTGGATTCCGGATGCTGACAGTCTACGGACTTCTGCACTCAATTGCAACGGAGATTTTACGGTGCTGGGCACCAAATTTTTAGCGAATCCGGCCCCCAACCGGCACATCCCACACCCTTGGCAAATCTGCCCGCTGTATTACAACTCCGCCACAGGGCTTCCCTGCGCTATACTTCGCATTGGCGAAGCGTTCCCAGTAACCACCGGCCTTTTGGAAGGTCTGGAAGGCTTCAAATTCTCCCACCACCTCGGCCTGCAGGAACGAACCCTCGGGTGTCGTTAGGGCCACTTGCATCCGCATCGCTGGTTTCGTCATCGGCTCACTCCTTGAACAGAAAACCAGTGTAGCACCAACGTGAAGGATTTGTCAACCGTTGGGTGTGCGGGTGCCGATAAACAGGTGCGCCGGGTTCACACACTCATTGACCTTGCACACTTGCAGAATGCACTTGCCTTCAGGAATTTCTCCGAAGAAGAGGGTCCATGCGTAGCGGTGGGCTCGCGTAGAGATACCGAGCACCTTCAACGTGCCGTAGCGTCCCGCCTGCCCTCGACACTGCGTGGCCTTGGCTCCCGTCCACAACCAACACCGAGTGCCCAGTATCGGATGGACTGGACCCTCTTTGTTGACCCGCTTCCAGAACCGTTGGGCGATACGCTCTGGGGTTTCGAACTGAAGACGAGCAACCATAGGGTCATCGTAACGTAAGTTGGGGATGGCCCTTCATCCGGTATTGGACTGGGGCATCTGCGAAATGCCCCAAGCCACCCCCAACCTTGTATGCCGCCCAACGTGGAAGCCGTTAACCTGCTCACTGACAGGGCAAAAGGAAACAAGCTGGCGATCTTGTCCGGGTATCGTCTGCCACCCCCTTGGAAACCTTCACCGCGACCGTGTATACCCAGTCGCTATCCAGTCAAGGGCTAGATCGGACTTGTGCGGACGCACCAACGTCTGGACGACGAGTGCTTAGCCTTCCCGCTCGCCCTTCTCCAGCTTGACCGACTCCCAGTCGTGAACTTCCTTCTTGCCGACCAAGTCGATGGCATCCCCGTCCTTGGTGGGACCGCCACCCACGAACGACACGTACAGGCCGCTCGCCATCTTCATGGCCACGGTATCCGTGACCTTGACGTAGCCCTCCAGCGACTTGTCGATCATCGCCTGTACCTGCTGCTCGCTCAGGCCGGAGACGCCACCGCCGCCACCGGTTCCCGTTCCGGGCGCACCGTCAGCCCCCTGCACCGGGGAGTACTCGTTCCCGGCCACCCAGTACCACGACCACACCAGCCCGCCGCCTGCGCTCTTCTGGGAAGCGAGCTTCGTGAAGTCAGGCAGTTCGACCTTCTTGCCCTGCTTCTTGGCCGCTGCCGCCTGCGTCGAATACGTCTGCGCGGCGTCATCGAGGTACTGAATGCACCTCGTGTAGTAGCCCAGTTCATCAGGCTGGTTGGAGGGGAGGAAGATGCGGCCCTTCGGGCCACCGGAGAACTGTTGGGTGAACGCGAAGTACGGCATCGCGGCGGTGGGTTTGATACCGGGACCATAGCCGGGAGGCAGACCACAGTTGGTCATGATGGCTTCCCAATTGGTGGCCGGTGCGCCGATCTGCTGGCCTATGCCAGCGAAGAACCACGCCTTAGCTTCTTCCTCATTCTGCGGACAACGAGACATGTCAAACATGAGCTTTTCCCTTCAGAAGAATCGTGCGTTACTCGTTCTGTTGCTCTTCCCACACACCCCCGACTGGCGTGTACATCGCCTCCTTTTCCTCGGTGGTATAACTATCTGAGGTGTCCTTCCACGTCCACCCTACTTCACGCGACCAGTACTTGGGCTTCTTGTGGTTATCGAGCTTGGTAGTACTTCGGATCTTCCACATACCGTCCTGCAATTAATTGCACTTGTGATGGACTACCACTTCCGAGCAGAGGCAATCGCCTCTCGCAACTTGGCCTGCTGGTCTGGAAACACGTCAGGCATCACCTCTTCCACCACGTTGGAGAAGTCACGCAACCGGTCTTCCAACTCCTCGATGTGGCTGGCCGCGTCTTCCACGATGGGCACTTGCAGAGACGAGAGCTTCTTGCCTTTGGCAATCTCCCGCAAGGCCCGACTCAGGGGAGACGCCCGTGGATACAGGCGTTTGTCTTCCATGATTCTTTTTGAACACTGCTTCTGTTGGTGGAAATACAGGTCACCCACCATCTGACCACAGTCCGGGCAATGGTCCACTCTGACAGTGCCCATCACCGCACCACCGCAAACACCTTGTCGTCCGGACCCTTGAACGGCGCATCCTCCGGACCCTTGGGGTACGGGTCAATCCAGATCAGCTTCTTGTCCTTCCGGCCGGGACCACACGGCTGCAGCCTCGGGTGCCCACTGACCACGAAGCGGACCTTCAGGTGACGCACCGAAGTCTCCAGCGAGGTGTGCGGCTCCACATACTCTGTCACAGCACTCTTGCGGAGCGCAATGACCCGGACGGTCGGAACCTCCTTCAGCTTCTGCTCCCGCTGATACCGCTTGCGGGCGTGCCGTTCGATGTGACCGGGGGTCTGGGTGAGCTTGGGTTCGATCTTCCGCTTGCTGCCGGGGACCGTCTGCCGGAACCACACGCAGGACATCAGGAAGAACAGGCTCATCTCCGAGACAACCTTGATGGTGCCTTCCTCCCCGATCAAGAACTCCGGCTCCTGATTCGCGTAGGGACCACCGGGTCCGTAGGCATTCCGGTATAGCTGGGTGTTCAGGGCGATCATCTCGTGGAAGGACATCTCCAGCGGCCAGATCCACTTCGCGGAGGGATTGATTTCCCCCTTCCGCTCCGGATCCCGCTCCTCCACCACGTAGGCCGAGAAGCACAGCGTGGGCGTCTTCCTGTGGCGATCCCATGACCAGAGCAGGGCAGCGGTGGTATCGGAAGTCAGCGGGGCTGCAGTGACCGGAAAGGGCTCTGCAAACCAGTACCACCCAGCCATCGTGGATGGTAGTTCCACGGAGTCCAGCGTGGACTCATGCGGGATGGTCTGTGCCCCCATCAGGATGGCGTGCATCGTCTCGGCACTGAAGGAGTAGGCGTCTGCCGCCCGGAGCGCCGACAAGTCACCCATCAAATCAGAGAAGATGGGGTTGTTCTTCATCCCCGGTGCGTGCTCAATGTACTTCAGCTTGTTGATGGCAGCGAACTTCTGGTCCAGCGCAACCTGCCAGTGAGGCACATTACTGGGTGGGAGAGGACGGTCGAAGCTGTTTAGCATCTCGGCCACCTTCCGCTCTCCAATATCGTTGATGCCAAACTTCTTCCGCCATGCCACGAGCTTGTTGACCACGTCGTTCTGAAGCACGTCTCCACGCTCCAGTGCCGCGAACTCCCCGGTGGTCAGGCCGGTCAGGCGACGAATCGCCTCCACGCGACGGTCACGGTCCTTCAGCTTGGGATTGATGAACTCCCTCTCCGGGTTGATGCGGTCTTCCACGAAATCCAACAAGCCCGCCCCGATGCCTGCGGCATCGATCTTCGCCTCATAGGCATTCCAGAACCGCTTGTGGAGGCCCTGTAGGGCCGCTGCCGTGAACCGTCCACCGCTGCTGGCCTCGATGGCCCGCCGAAGGAGGTCTGTCTTCCGGCTCTCCACGATCATCGTGTGGCACGTATCGCATGCCGCCCACCCGCCGACACTCTGGGTGATACCATCACCGAGAGAAAACTCCGGGATCATCACCGCATGCTTCGGGTGCTCTTCTGAGCAGAAGTCACAGACGCCGTTCTCATGGATCCACTGCTCCACGAGCAACTTGGAGGGTCCATACAACTTGCCATCGTGCTCGTGAATCAGTCCCAGCTTCAGGAGCTTCGACGCCACCGACTCCACCACGGCCACCTCGCCCTCCGGCGTCGAGATGCGGTAGACGTGCGGCGGAATGTCATCGTTCGTGATGATGCGTCCGTCACGGGAATCGAACTTCCCCCCACGGTCCCAGAACGACACCAGCTTCTCAGCAAAGGCGTGCTCCTCGACCGTGGCGTATCGCTCCTTGGAAGCAATGAACAACGCCGGTTCACCGTTGGGGGCAAACGCGAACTGAATCAGCTTCCGCGACTCCAAGTCCACGATCTTCGTCTTGGCCTCGGGATCCCCCATGTGGGCAAAGAGCAACTCTCCGAGCTTTTCATCGGCAAAAAACTCCGTTACCCGATCCAACGTTGCGGGCGTAAATCCTACTGGTAACTGCATGTGTGGTGCTCCTGATCACTCCATTGACTGTGAGGCTCTAGCTTAGCACACGGGAGTTTCGTTTGTCAAGACGGACGATCCATCGTCTCCGACTCCCGCAACGCAATCCGGGCTCGCACCCAGTCAGGAACCTGCTCGCATTCCTCGGACGTAGCCACCCGCAACGTGCCTCCCTCTTCGAACATCCCGATGGACCAGCACCCCACGCAGATGGACAAGTCTCCGGCCTTGGGCTGTGACGCCTCTCCCATACCGTCCACGTAAGCTGTGCAGACCGAGTCCATCACATACCCGCAGACCGGGCACTGATGCTGGTGTTCTATCTTGCTGCCACCCGCCCACCATGGAGTAGTAGTCATGACGACCTCTGGAATTTCTGCAGCGCACCCCAGTTCTGTCCAAACTTGGCGTCCGCTACGAACTTCAACTGGGGAGTCCACTCGACCTTATTGAAGGGCAGGTTCTCCATTTGCTCCAGTTGCTTGGTCACAATCTCATCGACTCGATCCTCCGGCACATAGTTGAGGATACTATCGTGACACGCACCGAAGCACGGAGCAATCTCTGAGAGTCCAGACTTATGCTCCAGCCCGATGGTCCAGAGAACCATGTCCGTCAACGTCCCCTGCACAGGGCTGTTGATGGCCTGCCGCTCCGCCTTCGACGCCACCTCTTGGTTGGGAGACTTGATCAGCGGCAGATGCCGGATGCGCCCCAGCGGTGTCCTGACGAACCGGTTCTGCTTAGCGAAGTCCTTGTACGCCGTGTGATACCCCAACAACCGTGGATACTTCTTGAAGAACGTGTTTCGGAACGTGTGTGCGTCTTCCCACGACAGGTTCACGCCATAGTTGACACGGGCATAGACCACGAATCCGTCTTCTCGCATCCCGAAGACCAGTCCGAAGTTTCCCGCCTTGCCAAGCTGCCGGGTTTCTTCGAACGTGTGTAAGTCCGTCTTCTCCAGTGCCACCAGACTCTCGTAGGTGAACCCAGCGAACGGTGCCGCTGTCTCGATGTGCAAATCACGACCGGCCTTGTAGGCAGCGATCATGTTTGTCTCATCCGCGATACAGGCAATTACACGCAGTTCACCTTGACTATAGTCCCGCTCCACGACGACATATCCGGGAGGAGCGGGGAAACAACGCCGGATGCGCTGAGCCCAAAAGGTGTGTTTGGGGACGGTCTGGAATGCAGGAGCCTTGCAAGACAGACGACCGGTCTTGGCTCCTCCTTCACCCTCCTCCTGATTGCCCACGTAGAGGTAGTAGTTCGGGTGGTAACGACCATCGGAGCGGAGATGACTAAGGAACCCCACCACATAGGTGTTGAGGGTCTTCATCACGCCACTGTCCTGCCGGATGATGTCGATGAATGCCTTGGCCTCCGGCACGTTTGCGAACATCTCCAGATGCTGCATGGCGGTGCTGGGCCGTTGGATGCCATCCTTGTCAGGCTTCTCCGTGGACATCTTGGGCTTCAGGTTCAGACCCATCGGTCCAAACATGAAGTCACAGAGCATGCTGGCCTTGGTGAGGTTCATGCCACCGGGACGCCGGGGATCCCCGTGCTTCGCCACGATGCGGCCACCCATGATCTTACTGGCTTCCTTCACGAGACGGATATGCTCCGCCTCCAAGTCCGCTTTCAGTTCCGCATACGCCTGCTTGTCTACGAGGATGCCACCCTGCTCCACCCACTCAAAGGCGCGGGCAGCGGGATGAAGAATGTTCACGTAGAAACTGGTGAGCTTCTGGTCACGCAACAGTTCCTGTTTCATGGCAGAGGCGACTTGCAGATCCCCATCCACGTCGCCACCAGCATAGGGCAGGAGTTGGTCCGGTGGTACCTTGTCCATCCGATCCTTCTTCACCGTGCGGTCGAAGGTATCGCTGTAGCCGCCCAACGACGGGGCGTAAATCTTGACGTGGACATCGAGGGCGTTACTCCGGTTCTCATCGAGCAACGAGCCCACAATGGTGGTGTCGAAGCTGAACGTGCTGCACTTGAATGCACCACGCCTCCAGAGCCAGTGGAGGTCGTACTTGAAATTGGCCCCCTTCAGCCGCACATAGGGACAGTTGAGCAAGAATTCAATCTGCTCTCGGAAGGCTGAGTCTGACAGCCGCTGGCTCTCGTGCATGCGGTCTACGAACCGGACCACATCAGCCGTGCCATACCGACACGACGCCTGCATACTGACAATGTAGGCACCGGGGTAGGGAGGCACCAGTGATGGCTCTGCATAAGGGTCAAGGCCCAGCGTTTCCAAGTCCATCGCCACATCCACCGGGTCTTCAGTGTCTTGGTATTGCTGCTGGATGTCCGCACACAACTCCGAGAAGTCATGGACGTAGCGGTACTTGCCGTAGGAGGGTTGCCACTTCCCGGTGAGGCAATAGCGAATGGAGAGGCTGACATCCGTCAGGAGGTCCACGTAATAGCCGTGGTCAATCTCTCCGATATCTGGGCTGTAGCTGATAAGGACCGGCACGCCCCCGCGCATCTGGGGGAGCGTGCGGAAGGAAGTCATAGTCCGGTTCTTGGCGACGATCTTCTCTGTCTGGAGTTGCTTCAGGGCATCTGAGCCGAGTGCGAGGATGGTGGTGGTGCCCTCCGGCACCTCGTACCCGTTGGACACCGTCACGTTCAGATTGGGCACTGTCCGGAGGACCGGGGACAGGCTCTTCAAGACTTTCGCAGGCGCAGCTTTGGACCAGATGACGAGCATCTACCCTCCCATGGTATGCGTTCCATCATACTGCACACGGGACCACGCGTCACCAGACCATCGGAAAACCCCCTTCACCGCTGGTTTGACTTCCACCACCCGCTCTTTCACCGTGGTGCTGCCGAAGCCGGTGCGAGCCCCGCACTCCTTCAGGAGCGTGTCATCCAGCACGAGCAACCAGCTTTCCTTCTCCCGGACGATGAGATAGGTCTGCAGCTTCTTGGCCAGTGTCACCCATAGGCCAATCTCGGACCCGGACATCAAGTCGGAGGTCACGTCGATGGCCAAGTCCACATGCCACGGGCCGAAGTCCATGCGATGTACTTCGTTGGCGACGAGCCCGCCCTTCACCGCGTAAAGCGTGCAGCCAAGCGTGTCGGCTGCAAAGAATGGGAGGTTCATACGTCCTCACCTTCCCGTTCCAACCGAGCGACTTCCAGATCCTTCAACGCCGCTGCCAGCAACGCTGGATCGAGCGGACCATCGGCCTCCACCGGAGACTCCGGTGTCACGTACTGCACCGTGGTGAAGTCACTGTGCGAAAGGTTCCCCCAGAACTTCAGCCAGTGCGGGTACATCTCCTGCGCGGTCTTGCCGGGGAACAACTTCAAGAACGCCCGCTTCAGAGTGCTGGCCCGCACGGTAACGGTCAACACGGCACGCTTCTTCGTCATACAGACTCCTTCATCGTGAGCACCAGCATGCCCTCTCGCGGTTCTATCCTCACGCCGCACAGCGGCAGGCCACAGAACTGTGCTGTGAACTCCCAGTGGGCAATGCCCACCTCCGTGCAGACCCACTCCACGGGCGTCTCAAAGGCCGGGAACAGCACGCCGGAGCGTGTGTCCCCCACCTTGACCGCCAACAGCCACGTCAACTCTGCCTGCGCGGCCGGGGCCTCGACTCGCAGGCTATCGGTGGCCGTCACTTGTATTCCCCGATGACCAGATCCGCACCCTTGGTCACCACTTGCTGCCACTCGATGCCCGTGCCGAGCAGGAAGGCCCCGATGACCCGCTGGAGCGGCACGTCCTGCGCGTCGAAATGGATGCTGCCGTAGCTGGGCTTCATCTGCAGGCCCGCTTCCGCGAGCAGCTTCAGGTCACCCGTGGGATTGTCCGTCCACTCCGCCCGGATCGAGATGGACCCGGTCGTATAGAGCCGTGCCGCCACCTTCACGTGCTCGCTGATGGCAATCGTGTGATACACGCTGCCGGTGCTCGTGCCGTGGACCTTCTGGCCCAGAGCCTTCGCCGCCTTCAGGTCGATGACTTGGTCCACCGGCTTGGCCCACGCATATGGACCCGGACCCCCCACCACCTGTGGTGGGGCCACCGTCACGGTCGGAGGGACCAGAGGTACGAACTGCAGATGGCCTTCCGCCGCTGTGATGGGTGCCGCCGCGATATTCGCCGCTTCCAACGACGGATACGTGCCAATCTCCACCGTCGCTCCGGCCACCGCATCATCGACCTTCTTCTTGGCCGCTGCCACGGTACCACCGGTCACCGAATGCACCGCCTTGACCAGCTTTAGAAGATGCGGCAGCGGGTGCGTCACGCCCAGCAAGACCACTCTGTAGGCAATCGGAGCGGTCTGCACAGGTGCCTTCAGGGTGGCCTTCTGGGCCTCCGGAGAACCCATGCTCACGTAGAGCCCGGTCACCCATTCCTCGATGAGCTTCTTGTTCTGCGAGAGGACCACGGCGTCTGCCGTGCCCTTCATCAGAGCCGTCGTCCCGTAGGTCAGGTTGACCTGTTGGGTCTTGCCCTTGACCTGTGCCCGGACGTTGTAAAGGGAGACTTCGAACGCCACTCCCTGTGTCAACAAGACCTTGGCCTTGAGGGTCACCGGGTGCGTGATCCCGAAAACCTTGTTGAAGAACACCAACTGCGCCTCTGAACTAATCGTGACTGGCATTGCCCACTCCTTGGACGAAATTGAACTGGAGACAGTGTAACACGTCGTCTCCGGGTTTGTCAAACCGCCTTGGACTTTTTCTTCAGCTTCCACAGGCTCCGGTCAGAAGCCATGGGTTCGAACGCCTTGGTGGCCTTCGCCGCCCCCACTGAGAGTATCACACGTCGCCCCGGAGACGACTTCTCCTTGGGCTTGGGCTTGGCCTTCATGTTGGCCTCCCACTCGTCCAAGGACAGGCCCACGGCCTCTGTGGGCTTGCTCAGGCCATGCTTGGTCGTCCACTTGACGGCGGGCGCACTCTTCGCCCCCTCGGCCTCAGACACCCCGTAGTGCTTCATCAGGAACTTGACTTGCTCCCGTGCCTCCACGGCCTTCTTGCAGTAGTGCTTCCGCACCCACTGGATGGCGTCCTTCTCTCCCAGTGCCTCCGCGACAATCGCCGCGAACACCGTGCCGGTCCTGCCATGGCCCCCGATGCAGCCCACATGGACCGTCTTGCCCTCGTGCAATTGATTGCACAGCCACGTGATCATCTTCTTGAACCGGGTGACGTTGGTGGGCGCGTGCATGTCCTGAATGCTGTACTGCACCTCCACCACCGTCTGCGTCTCCCACGGGTCCGAGATGCGCCCGCTGGTGCTGCCGCTCTGCAGGGCCACGTAGACGTGGGCATCCTTCACCACCGGGTAACTGGCACTCCCGCCGCACAGCGTGCCCTTGCCGATCTTCAACCGTGGGTGCGACTCGTAACACCGCACCGATAAGTTGGTGCCGGAGAAGGCGTCATCGACGCCCTTGTCCTTGAAATTCCATACAGACATGTGACTACTCCGCCCTTTCAACCACGGTCACGGTCTGATGGGGGGCCACCTTCCACGCACCGGTTACCTTGACCTTCTTGCCGAGCAGCGTCGTCATTGTGGGCTCGACCTTCGGAGCCTTCGCCGCCGCCTTGACAGCCTTCGGCTTCACGGTCGCCTGCTTCTGAGCCTTCGTCTGCGCGGCGTACTTGCCGGGATTCGAATCCTTGTCCTTCTGGGGACGCAGTTCATCGACCAGCTTCCAGTCGAGATACCCCTTGCACTCCTGTGGACGGTGCATCTTGATCAACTGTGCTGCCCCCTCCGCCTCTACCGTTTTCTTGATGCCCAGCGTCTGGGTTTCGAACATCAGGTCCAGCATCTGCCCCGACCTCTGCACGTCGAGGATGGTCATGAAGTGCCCGTCGTAATGCGAGTACATCATGCCCTTGTTGAAGATGGGACCACCGTTGTGGGCCAGCGTATAGCCGGTATCCACCAGCATCTCCATCGAGGTGACGCCCGTCAGCATGGCAATGCATGCATCGGTCACGTCGCCCCACGGGTGCCCGCCGTAGCCGCCGCTCCAGCCGGAGTGGCCCGCATTGTGGAACGCGTAGGACAGGAGCTTCGTGTAGTCGCCAATCGAGATGTCCGGTGGCGTCACGAGGTACTTGTTCATCGCCGTATCCTCGCCCCCATTGCTGGAGATGTGCCGGAGGATGTCCACTCCCTGCTGGCCCCACTTGGCCTTGACCTGATTCCAGAACGGCGTGGTGCAGGACTTCAGGTGACGCGTCTCACGCGTCGTGATGCAGAGGATGTAATGCAACATCCGCTCACCCTGTGCCATCGCCACGTCCGTATAGGTCTGCATGATCGACTGTGCCCACGCCGGGAGCGGTTCGTTTGCCGTGAACAGCTTCCGGACGATGGAGGCGCAGTGGTTCAGCGTGTAGAACGAGACGGCGTCATTGTTGGGAGAGGCTTGGTCGCAATTCTTCTTGTACTCCAGCGTGGACTGGGCGAAGACCGCTGTCGGCAGTTCCGACAGGTTGTGCTGGTGCGTCTGCGGTGCCGCGTTGAAGTACGCCAGCGTATTGTTTGGAAGAAACTTCATGAACCCCACTCCTTGGAGGAAAAACGTGACTACAGAGAGTTTACCAGCACCTGAACCGTTTGTCAAACGGCATCGGTCAGATTTGTTTTCCAGAACCGGGTCCACGCCCACCGCTTGGCCCGCTTGATCTTCGCCTGCACCTCGGGGGTGATGGGGAACCGCTCCACGAACGCGTACTGGTCCTTCGTCTCGACCGCATGTGCGTAGTAGTGCTTCCGCACGTACTCGACCGGGTTCTTGACCCCGAAGGCTTTCGCCAGCACCGCCATGAAGAGCCCTGTACGCCCCTTGCCGCCCATGCAGCCCACATACAGGGGCTCACCGTCCAACAACAGGTTCAGGGCCTTCTCCAGCCCGCTGGTGAGCACCTTGCGGTCGGGCGTCTTGAAATCCTCGGTCGGGATATCGACAGCGCACGTCTGCCGAATCTCCTTCGCCATCTTGACGCCGACCATGGTCTTTGGGCAATCGAAGAACGGCCCGCCTGTCACCACGAAATACTGCCGCCTGTTCAGCGGGATTCTCAACTGTCCTAACGCCATCTGCCTCACTCCTTGAGATTGTGACCGGTCTTGATCCTACCACGTCACCTGTGAATTTGTCAACGAGCCGCGTGCATCGCTCGCTCGGTCGTATCCTCGATGGCCCGCGACACGGACCCGATCCAGCCACAGGATCTACAGCCTGCGCCGTTACACGGCTCGTGCTCCTCCAGCATGCGATGGGGGCCTCGGCCCACCTCCACCAATTCTACTCGCTGCATGTCCTGCAGGACGTTGTCCTTCACGAGGAACAGCCACTGGAAGTAGCGCCGGTTGCAGCCCCGCAGAGAGGTGAACGCCACCTCGTCCAGCATGTGGTACAACTCATCTGCGGATATCTTCTCGGCCTGCAACACTCGCAGGACTTTGTCATTGATCTGCACGGTCATTCCCCTTTAGGTGTCGATGGTTCCCCAACACGGGAAATCCGAATCGACTTGGCCGCATGGAAGGCCAACCGGTTGCCCCCGGACCCAGACTGCACTTTCACGCCGGGGAGAATCTCCACGGCTCTGGCCTCGCTGATGACAATCTCTTCTCCCCGGTCCAGCGTGACCACCACGACGTTGGGGTGGACCAATGCTTTCACGTGCAGCATATGGCCCCCCACATCAATCTTACTCCCAACTGAGACTCCGATGCTGAGCGCCATTTTATGCACCCTCCCCAAGAACCTGCAGTGCCTGCGACACTGAAATCATGGACTTGCTACCTGCGAGGTACTTGCCGATGGATACCACCGTGCAACCCTCCGCCTGCCGCCACGCCAGCACCCGCTGGACGGCCGGGTCCGTCGTATCGATCCCGTCGAGGACCAGTTCAGCCCCTGACATCACGATGCTTCGCAGATCCGCACCCGGCACGATGCGTGAGAACTTGGTCGCGTACTTGTCACTCACCACCAACACCAGACCATCATTGCCATCGGGCATCACCGCGTGAAGGATGTCCAGCACCTTGGCCGTGTGGTCGTGCGCCGTCACGAGATTCAGGAAGCGTGTCTCTTCCGTCGAGGGCACCAGATCCAGATAGAGCTTGCCGACCTTGGCTGTGGCATTGACCACCGTCTCCGCCGCCTTGATGGGGTCCAGAATCTGGTCGCCCAAGTAGAGCAGGGCTTCCTTCATCGGATACTCTGGGGCTGAGAAGATGACCGGCACGATGCCCAGTGCATCCGACACCAGCGCGTTGAAGTCTCGCACCACCCCGTTGGTCTGCCCGTTGATGATAGGGACCACCTCCGCCCAGATGCGGCCCGTGGCTCCGTCGAGGCTCAGGACTTCGATGTCCTTGAACGCCTCGATAGAGGCACCCACGCCCACGACACAGGCCCGGTCCATCGCTCGTGCAACGACTGCCGCGTGACTCGTGAGCCCGCCGACCATCGTCAGCACGCCCACCGCTGCCGCCATTCCGGCGATATCATCCGGCGTGGTTTCGTGCGTCACGAGGATGCAGGGTTCCTTGCACTCAATTGCATCCTTGCGGCTGAACACTGGCTTGCCCGTCACCACACCAGAGCAGGCTCCGATGCCCTGATACGCGGGCTCCTTGGTGAACTTCGGGTCAATCGAGGCCATCTGGGCCAAGTCGAACTGCTTCGCTGAGACACGCTTCACAGCGGTCGGAGCATCAATCAGCCCCTGCTTGACCATGTCCACCGCAATCTTCAGAGCCGCCGTCGCACTGCGCTTGCCACTGCGAACCTGCAGGAGATAGAGCGCCCCGCTCTGAATCGTGAACTCGATGTCCAGCATATCCTGCTTCAGGTTCTCCAGCTTGATGACCGTATCGAGCAGAGCATCGTGGACCACCGGGCTCCACAGCTTCATCGTCTCCAGCGGCTGAGGAGTACGGATGCCCGCCACGATATCCTCGCCCTGTGCATTCGGAAGCCACTCACCCGTGACGATCATGCCGCCTGTGTCCGGGTTCCGGGTGAAGAGGACACCAGACCCGCTCTGCTCGTCCATGTTGCCGAAGACCATGGCCTGCACCGTGACGGCCGTACCCCACGAGCGGTCGTAGCCATGCATCCTGCGGTATTCGTCCGCACGGTTGTTGTCCCATGACTTGAAGACCGCTTCAATCGCACCCAGCAACTGCGCCTCGGCAGCGGGAAACGTCTCACCCGTCTGAGCCTCGTAAGACTCCAGCGAAGCCTTCAGGGTGCCACTCAGCGACTCCCGACGCAGACCCTTGACCACCGAGCCGTACATCTCGACCAGACGCTGGAACGAATCACCGAAGCACTTCGGGCCAAGACGAGTAGCCCACTCCGCCACGTTGGAGTCATCGATCCCCACGTTGAGGATCGTGTCCATCATGCCGGGACATGAGACACGGGCACCAGAGCGGACGGAGAGAAGCGGCAGATAGCCGAAGTGCGCCTCCAGCTTGTAGAGATACGCGGGCAGGGCCTTGGCAATCGCCTTCATCGTGCCCTTCGGCTTCTTGTCGTACTCCGCCCAGACCGACGTGGGGATGACGAACCCCGGAGGAACCGGGACGCCTTCCTTGGCCAGCCACAGGAGGCCCGCACCCTTGCCGCCGAGTTCATCGACAGACCCTGTGCCTTCGTTGCCGAATCCGAATGAGAAGAATTGCATTGTCGTGTGCCCCCACTCCATTGGAGAAAATCTAACCTAGAACGAGTGTAGCACCAGACACTGCGGTTTGTCAAGCCCTACTGCCTGCCGTCCCGTCGTCACCTCTGCTACTCCACCCACGATAGCACGGGGGAATTGGTTTGTCAAGCAGTCGGTTTCTCCCCCTTCAGAATCCATGCGTAATCCGTCTTCTTGATCACCGGTCGCTGGGCTGACTCCGGCACCTCGGTCCACATGAACCGATCTGCCCCTTCCGGCAGTTTTTTCGGGTCTTCTTGTGGTTTTTCCGCTTTTTCCACGAATTTCAGGGCCATTCAGTCTCCTTGGCTACTGCCGCCACCGATATATTCCAAGTATACCTCGACAATCGGCACGTCTTTCAGCGTGGGGTCACCCACGAGGTATTTCTGCCCGTGGTGAACTTTCGTCACCCGGAACCGGGCTCCACTGCCCAGCAACAACTCACTTTCCGTGCGTCGTCCCTTGTCGGTCAGATCCTCAGCATTCACTTTGGGGGCCTGCGTGTAGTCCGTGACTTGCCACAGGTCCGGATGTTCCTGCCAAAACGGATCGGCCAGTTCTTTCGGCCCCATCGGCTCAGGATTCGGAATACGAGGAAACTCGTGCCGCAACCGTCGCACGCCTTCCACCGGGGCCACCTTGGTGCCCTCCGGGAGGGTGATGTGGAACCGCACCGCTGACCCCACCTCGTCCTGATGCTTCACCAGCACCCCAGAGGCTGACCCGTGCCGGTGGCTGATGCTCTCCCACTTACCCAGTGCCGGGTAGCTCTTGGCGCGTCCTCCCGCATCACCGACCATCGTGGACGTGAATCCCTTCTCCTCCCAGATGGCCTTGCTCTCATCCGGCCACGGGTCTTCCATCGCCTTCAGGTCTTCATACGAAATGCCGGGGAGGTAGGCTCCACGCTCCACCGTGATAGCCTCCGGCAAGACATAGCCCCGATTTGTGATCAGGTCATCCAGCGCGTCTGCGGCCTTCTGCACTTGCTGCAACTGCTCCAGATCCGGACCCGCCTTCTGGATGCTGAACATCATCGGCGGGCCACCCTCCACCGGACGATAGTATTGGTTAACGACAATACGCCCGTCATCCACCCGATGGTAAGGATCCTCCGGATCAAAATCACTCGGATTCCGTCTACCCATCGGATGCCCAAAACGGGCAATGGATTCAGGAGTAATCGCATCCCGTGGATCAATCGGATATCCCGTTTTGAATTCACCCTCTCGCACTTTGATGCTGGGCACCCACTCGTTCTTCTCAGGATCCCACCCGACGCGCTTCATCTCCTCGACCGTCGCGGCTCGGACAAAATGGTTCTTGACCGGCGTCTTATACGTCCCTCGCCGCAAATCGTTGATGTCGTGGTAGCCGAAACCTGCATAGCCGTTGATAGCCTGTGCGTCCTTGTAGGGGAGCGCCTTCGCCCACTCCGCCGCTGGTCCCTTCTCGTGCCACTCATACCCCTCGTCACTGGTGAACGTGCGGCCGGTGGTCTTCGACCACTGTCCCTGCTCATCGCGGGGCTGGTTGGGGTCGTACTTCTGCGTGGGCGTGGGTGGTGGTGTCGAGAGATAGGCAAACTTCTTCTTCAGCCGGAGGAATTCCGAATCATCAATCAAGACGGGCGTCATGACCGCTCCACCGTGACATACTCGGCGTCTACCATGGCCTGCCACGCTCTCTCGTAGGTCCGGATCACAGCTTCACTGCTCTTGATCTGCTCTCCTGCGGCCCATTGCTTTCGAATCGTCTCCATCTCTAACCCCTGAGCCCACTCAAACACCTTTCGCATATCTGCAACGAAAGACTTCTTCCCCAAGGGGGTCATCGTCACTCGCATCGTCTCAATGACACCATCCTCCCGCTTGGCCACCGTTGTCACAGGATGGTCAGCCGACATCTTGAAGTCTTCCCACGACTGGATGGCGTGTCCATTCGGATGATTGTGCATACCCTCGACTTTGTTCTCGTGGAGTGCTGGATACGTCGAAGTCTTCTGACCATCCGACCGCATGGCCACAATGCGACCCTCGGCGTCGAACGCCACGTCCATTTCTGTCTCACGTTCCGCGTGTTTCTTCACGAACGCCTTGCGCTGTGCCTGTGACAAGACTACAGGAGGATCGAAGTCCGTCTGACCCACCACTCCATCTGCTCCCACCGTGCGCTTGCCCTTCAGAGCTTTCAGCACCGCTGGGGGGAGCTTTGCAGGGCCTGCGCCACCACCCTCCGTCCACCGTCCAGATTTGTCTCGCTGTTGGGTAGGGCTATACTTCAGGACTGTTGTGAAAGAATCTGCTTCGCCTGCTCGATTTCCTCCGGCGTGGGATCCCGTCCCGTCAACCGCTTGGAGAGGGCGATCAGGTCTGCGAGTGTCGGTGGTCCGTCCTGTGGACCTGTGAGATGCAGTGTCGGCTTTTGCGGCATGTCGTGTTCCGATCTTGATTGATTGCCCCTTGACCAAATCGAAGTAGGCAATCTGCTTGGCCTCACGGGCGAGGCGATCCGCTTCCTCTGCGGTCTTCACCACGGTAGACACGTCCAGATAGACCTTTCCATCGTCTGGATTGTGCCACCCGCCCATGAAATTGCCTGATTCCTTGAGCAAATCCCAGTTCTTCGCGGCATACTGCGCCAGCGCCACGACCGTGGCCTGCGAATCGTCCATGATCGCTTCACGGTCTGGATGCAACGACAACGCGAAGCCGGTGGTGGGTTGCTCCCCTGTCACCGCATGGTAGGTGAACCCCCCATCCGCTCGGTGAATCGCATCGAGGATCCCACTCACCTTGGGCAGTGTGGGCAAGCCACCCGTGGTCCACTGTCCTTGGTCATCACGGGGCTGTGCTGGGCTATACTTTAGCACACTGACAAATTTTTGTGCAATTAATTGCACAGGGGGCTTCTTCTTCCGCTTCTTCCGCCTTGCGGCGTGCTGCTTGGTCGAGAATCCCGTCTGATGGGGAGCCTCCCGGTGCGACTGGGCCACTTCCAGCGTCAGATCAGCCATGAGACACCCACTTCTTCGTCTCCGGATCGAAATACTCGATGGGTGTCACATGCACCACCTGTCCATAGAGTTGCGGCACGTCCTCCATCGTGAGGGGCTTTCGACTGTGTTGGGAGCCGAAGTACTTCGTCTCAACCTTCTCCACCCGAAACTTCCCCGCCACAATCGCTTCCGAATACACGTGGCCGAATTCTTTGGCGTTGCCGTCCTCGTAACCACGTTGTTTGGGATTCGTAGGCCATTTGCCGTAGGCCACCATCTTCGTGCCCTTGGGAAACACGAACACCGTGGGGGCTCCCTCTTGACTCTCCCACTCAGCGCGTGTGGCGTACGTGGTTTGAGGTTCTCCCGCCGTTGCCGTTAACGGCAACCGCATCGTGTCACCCGGTCTGAACACCGTCCCCCGCGTGTTCTCAAAAGCATGATACAGGATTTCTTCGGCTCCTGTGGTATCACTGGCAATTTCCTGCAACATTCGGGTGGCGAGAGCCGTGGCTTCCTTGGTGGCATCCAGATCGTTGTAGCCGTCGATCCCCATCTGCTGGGCCGACTCCCCCGTGATGACACTGCTCCCGTGGTGTGATCCTCCCCAGATAGCCGCATTCGACCCTCGGAGGAGCTTATGCACAATAGGAGGAGGCTCATAGTCCTCTGTCTGCGTCACCAGATGGACTTCCCACTGGTAATCCTTCTCACCCTCGGGTCCGACATGCCAGCCACCGCCCTTGCGGTACCACGTCTCCTTCTTCTTGGGGTCCAGTCCTCCGGTTCCTGTGGCTTTGGCGAATTGCCCGCCTTCCGATGTGCCTGCGGGCTCCCGGACGTAGTCTCGTTTGTGAATCAGGGCCTGTAATGCAGCGAGCTTCTTGTTCCCTGCGAACGTCCACCGGCCTGACGGCTCCTGTTGCATGAACGAGGTGATGTAGGGGTAAGCAGCGGCATCCGCTTGGTAAAACGCCAGTTGCAGCGTGGTGAAGTCCTCGACGCCCATCCCCACCTTCTGGGCCTTCTCCGTCAGCTTCGCCGCCGTCTCTGCGGTCTTGTCCTCAAAACTCCTGACCAAATTTCCCATCAGGTCGTGGTTGAGCAATTCGGTGGCGAGTGTGATATCCTTGTCAGAGAAGCCCTCCTGCCGGAGCACTTCCTGCAAAATGGGGATCGAGTGCTGGTGCTGGGACTCCCCCCGCTCGTAGGCTTCGGCCTTGCCGATATCGTGGAGAGGGATGGCAGCGGTCATCAGCCGCTCCACATCGCTCCCGAAGCGGTCGGAGATACCGTGGAGGTCGTGGGAGGTGAGTTGTGTCACCCACTCCCGGCCCACGTCCGTGGTGTGGGACTCGATGCTCCCCATCTCGGTGTAGGTGGAGCGGGGGAGGTTCTTGGCCACCACTGGGTACTTGGCCTTGAACGAAGCCATGGCTCCCGCCACCGACGTGAATTGCCCGCCTGTTGATGTGCCCTTCGGCTCTCGCGGCTGCGCGGGGTCATACTTCAACAGGGCAGCAAACATCACTTCCCCTGCGTCTTTTCGAACGAGGCGTTGATCTTGCCGATGTCCATGGGGACTTCCTGAAATCCCACCGGACGCTTCTTCTTTTTCTTCAGTCGAAGAATGTCCGCATACCGCTTCTTCTTGGTTTTCTTCTCCATCAGTCCACCACCGATACAGGATGCACCACGCGGTAATCCAACTCGTCCTGCTTGGCGACGAACACCATCGAATATTCCGAGCCTTTCGGCAGCATCATGACGGTCGAATCAATCACCCACTCGTAATTGCCATCGCTGCCGGGGACATACGGGAGGGAGATGTCTTGGAACCCCGGTATCGGTTGCTCCTTCTGGTCCCGGAGCGTGGCCTTGACGATAGCCGTGTTCAGGTAAATCGGTGGAGGCGTCGTGGTCCGCAGACCCTTCAGCGTCACCACCTGATCGTTGCCCCGTTTCAACGTTATTCGTGCCATGTTGGCGTCTCCGCACAGCAGAACGACACGTCCGCTTCCACCGACAGCTTCGCTTCCACCTCGGCCACCACACTGCCCGGTGTCTTGACGCTGATGCAATCAATTGCACTGCTCAGATACCAGACACCCACCTCTGCACACACGGCTGGGGGCTGAGACGGTGGTGGCACATCCATGTATTGCACGCTCACCTCGCTGGTGACAAAGTCGCGGCACTCCAATGTCTCATAGATAACCCGGCCCCGCACATCAATTTCACAGGCCATGACCAGCACGGTGGTTTCTTCTTCCTTCGGAAGGATATGCGCCCACACCCACGCATCCACGGCCACATAGGTGCAGACTTCGGCGTCACTCGTCACCAACTCCTGCACCACCACATCGCTAGTGAGACACACCCCCGGTGGTACGACTGGGACGGCAACTTCCACCATCCAGTCATAGAGCGCCGGGTACAGTCCACCAACGAGATTGACCATTTACTTGGGTTCAGACTTGGCGGCAAGTTCCTTGGTCAAATTAGCGATCATCTGCTGCTGCTTCCGACGCATCACTTCCAACTCCCCGACAATCTGATACAACTCTTCAAGAGTGAGTTCCACTCGTGACAGGTCAGACGGGGGAGGATTCATAGGCTGATTCATAGTCTATCTGTCTCCAAACGTGGGAGGCGGAGGTACGGCCATTGGAAATGCGGCTGGCGTCCCACTGGGATCATCTGCTGAATCCACCCCTGACAACGCATTCCAGAACGTCGATACCTGACTCAGGATGGCGGCATCAGACGCCGTGGTCGTCACGCCGTCGTCGTTCAGTTCGACGGTGCCGATCAGGTTGATGCCACCAACAATGGTAGAGGCCGCTTGCGCCACCATCATCGCGGAATTCATCAGCACCTGCGAGGCGTAGGTGGTCCGTTTCTGGTGGTGCGGCGTGCTAGGAGCTTCCTCTTTCACCGTCCGCGCCGTCTGCAGCATCAAATAATTCAGGCGGTTCAGGAAGGCCGGATCCTTCGCCAGCATCATCTGGAGCGTGCTCTCGGACATTGTCATTCGCTGTCTCCTTTTTCCAATACGGAAAGTAAATCACTGCTCCAGTATCATCGTGGGCTTGGATCCACCCAGCATTCGCGGCGAAGTCTGTGCCGGGGAAATTCTGGGTATCAAGCTCTTTCGTCCGTCTTCCAGTCGGAGCGGTATGAACAGTCTTGAACTGCAGCGCATGAGTCACTAACTGAGTCGCCCATACAGCCCCCACCACATATAACCCGGTGTTGATATACAAGCCGTAACCACCGTGCGACATCAGAGCCCAGACCGCCTGCTGCCCGCTCACGTCGATCCGCCCCGGATAGATATAGCCAGTACTGTGAAGATTCGAAGTCAACTGGACGTTGCCGGTGACATACAACGACGCACCGATACTAACCGAGCCACCCAGCGGGTTGATCCGCAACGGGTAGGAAGAGTTCTGCCCGTTGACCTTCGTCTGCATCCAAAAGGCATAGTCTGAGTCCATGACCCCGCCGAAGTCCATGTGGACCGTGGACGCCGTCTTGACTTGCAGAACGGTGTTCGTACTGGTCGAGAGCGATGGGGCACCGCCAATGGTTTGAGTATTACCGGCGATAACCATCTTATTTGCAAGCAAGCGACCACCGGCATCGACGTTCCCACTCATGACCCAACTTCCGGCCATGTCCATGTAGGTGACCTGTCCGTAGGCACTCGTGTTGATCCGGAGATACGCCTGACTATTCATGATACTTATGTCAGTCGTGACCTCGCGCAAGACCAACGTCGCACCAACCGCCACCGAATTCGTCACGATCATTCGGGGCACAGTCACATCGCCATTCCGCAAAAGCGTCAGCGGCTGGGCCTGAATCAACGTGTTCGCGTCATTGATCGCCTGCACGACCAACGTGCCGTCCTGCGGGACTCGGATCCACCAGTACCGACTATCCACCGCGACCGATGAATTCTTCAGAACAAGGCTGGGATAATACGTAGTTGCAATGGTCAGATTACCGCCTGTCGCTACACTGCCGTCTGACCACAGCGTCAGAGGCACTGCCAAAACGGCATTGCTGGCATCGTTCATCATGTCGAAGGTGAACACGCCATCGTTCACCCAGATACGCCACTGCTTCTTATCGACTGGCGCATTCGTGTCCTTCCACATCATCAGCGGCAGTGCTGCAGTCAATTGCAACTGCGGGTAGGTGACACCGGTCAAATCCAACCGCGTGATCTGATCGGACCCTGCAGGCTCATGCAGCGCATGATGGTTTGCCGCTGGATTGCCGGGATCGCCCTTGACTCCCTGAATGCCTTGTGGTCCTTGGATACCTTGCGGACCTTTGATGTTGGCCCGGAACGTCCACACCGATGGCGTGGTCTTCTCGTACACATCACCTGTCAGCGTGTCGAGGTACCAATCTCCCGTCAGCGTGCCCGCCATCGCTCCAGATGGCATACCTGTCCCAGAGAACCATTTTTCACCGGGCGTGCCTTTGATATTGCCGCGCAACGTCCAGATCGATGTGCCTGTCTTCTCGTAGACATCCCCAGTGACGGTATCGAGATACCAGTCTCCAGTGACACTCCCAGCCAAGGCACCGGCAGGCACACCGGCACCGGCAAACCACATCTCACCGGGGGTGCCGGGGATGCCTTGAATTCCCTGTATCCCCTGTGGTCCTGCTGGACCCATTGGACCTTGAACCCCCGTCGCACCTACAGGGCCTTGTGGCCCGACCGGACCAGTGCTGATGGGATTCCAGATCGGCACCCACTTCGTGGTACCGGGATCAGGGATCGCCTGAGTTTCTGGAGTATCAACCGTATCTTCAGCCACGCTGAGTCTCCTGCTGACACCGCTGCAACCAGTCCAACGCTTCAAGCGCATGCTTCATGGGCGTGCCAGATTGCCATGGCACTGCCGCCACATAGCCGTACAACAAATCGAATTCATGAACGTCGAGGTCGAGCGCCAGTGGCAGATCAAGAGGTGCTTTCCCCTCGGCTACCTTCAACTGACGTTCGGGCTCACCATTGACCATCTTCTTGCCGCACGGCTTCAAGTCACTGATCGACTCCAGCTTCTCAAACAGTGACACCTCACGACGCATCACCGTCATCCCCTTCTGCTGCTGCATCGAGCCACCGAGCACGAAACCGACAAAACAGAATTCAAAGTGCCGCCTACCCAACTCATCGCTGAAGTCGAGGATCACAAACTAATCCTTTGAACAAAGCAACACATCAACAAAGGGCGGATAATGGTTAGTGGCCCAGCCGACGTTCCCCGTCACCGCCATAGCACCAGACATAGCAGTAAGGCCATCAATCGCCTGACCACCGTCATTCGGGATGCCACCACTACCGCTAAACGAATGGGTGTGCGTGCCACCGCCGTCTGTATTCCCTTGCACGTCGATGTTGTGCGTGTGCGAACCCCGCGACATATTACCGCTGTTGCCCGCATCGACGTTCATATTGCCAGCATTGTTATCGCCGGTCGTCTGGTGGATGCCGAAGCCATGCGTGTGATCACCCGCACTACCGGTATTTCCGCTCACGCCAACCACGCCTCCATGACTGTGCCACGGCATCGTCAAGCCCGCCGCTGCATGTTGGTGAGCGGGAACGATAAGGCCACCATCTGCGCCGTGGTAGTGATTCGTCGCGCCACCGGAGCCACCAGCCACCGCTGATGGTCGCAAAAAGTAGCCGTCCCACGCCGCAACTCGCGTCCAACCGGGCGGGCATGCCGCCATATTGAAATGCGCCAGCATCCCGCTGGGAATCTGCTGCGGGTGAGTCGGATAAGCCCACGCACCTGTGCCGCTCAGGAAGGCGTTCGGGTCACCATTCAAATTCAGCGTGCCGACGTTCCCGACTCCGAGATTGGTGCGTGCTGTCGAGGCGACTGTGGCTCCGGTGCCACCCTCCGACACTGGGATCACCGCAATCGTACTAGGGACGCCTGCTGTGCTCTTGACGTAGCCATTGGCGAAGGCATTCAAGGCATGCTCACTCACCAATCCTGTGTGCGGCGTCTGTGTCCAGTAGGTGGCGTCTGCTACCGCAGTCCCGGCTGGACCGGGATCACCTTTATCGCCTTTGTCTCCCTTATCTCCCTTTTCCCCTTTCGCCGTGGCGAGTCCAACTCCCGGCCACTGCTCTGGGGCTGTGGTCGTTCCATCGACCACGCACATGTAAGCAATCCCATCCGCCGCTACCACGATATCGCCGTCGAAATACGTGGGGCCTCCAACAAAACTCCCCAGATAATCGAGATTCATGCCAGCCACAACGGCTGGAGCCGCAAACGTCCCATCGGCTCGGAGGAACGTGCCTGTCCCTCCGGGATACCCCGCTAGTCCCTTTACGTCTATCGGATCACTCCCTGCGGAGGCATGTGTGGGAGCATGCACCTTGGGCGTACGAGTGTCACTGAGTCGAGGGTCATTCCCCGGTGCAGCTTGGTTCGCACCGGTTCCCAGCGTCCGGAGACTCCCTGTGGCCGGGACGGCATCCACGGCCATCGGGTCACTGCCACCGGGTTGGTGCGTGGTGGCGTGGGCGGCTGGCGCTATCGCCGTCGCATTCAACGTCGTGCCTACCAGACTCAAGCCCGTGCCGAGCCCGATTTCTTCCATCGCCCCGGCACCGGCACTGCCTCGACCGAGTAGCTTCGCCGTTGCACTCAATTGCACGCGAGCGAACGGCAGACTCCCCGTCGTCAAGATGCTGGCACTCAGGGCCGTCAGCGGATCGCTACCTCCGGTGTTGTGCGAGGGGGCGTGGGCTCCGGGGACATTCGACGGTGTGGTCCATACGCCTGTGCCGTTCAAGTACTCCGTAGCAATGGCTGACAGCTTGGGCAACAGTCCGTGCTTCGCCCCGGACGCATTGTTGATCGTGATATCGGTCAGCGCCAGCGCGTGCTCCCGCAGTGTGCCACCCGTAGTTGGGTCTTCATGCGGGTGGACAATCAGAGGACCGGGCACCCCTTGGATGCCCTGCTCACCCTGTTCTCCCTGCGGGCCTTCTGGTCCTTCTGGACCCGGTACGCCCTGATTACCCTGTACGCCTTGGTCACCCTTCGGACCTTGCGTACCGGGAATGCCTTGCACACCCTGAATGCCCTGTGGCCCCTGTGCGCCGGTAGCGCCCTTGATGTTGGCGGTCAGCGTCCACGTCGAAGCACCCGTCTTCTCGTAGACATTCCCGGTGGTTTCATCGAGATACCAATCCCCCACAATACCGACGCCAGCGGCGGGCACACCGGGATCCGAGAACCACACCTCTCCGGGCGCACCGGTTGGGCCAATAGGGCCTTGCACGCCCTGAATGCCTTGGATGCCCTGTACACCGGGGTCGCCTTTGTCGCCCTTCGGGCCTTGGGCTCCATCCGCACCGGGGTTACCGGGCACACCTTGAATACCCTGTACGCCGGGATCACCTTTCGGTCCTGTTGCTCCAGTGGCTCCTGTCGCTCCAGTAGCACCGGGATCGCCTTTAACGCCTTGGATACCCTGATCGCCTTGTGGACCTTGGACGCCGGGATCCCCCTTCGGACCTTGGACACCATCTGCGCCGGTCAAACCAATGGGGCCTTGTGGTCCTACTGGCCCCTCTGGACCGGTGGCTCCAGTATCACCCTTCACACCCTGAATACCCTGTGCTCCGGGGTCACCCTTCGGGCCTTGTGCTCCGGTCAGACCCGTATCGCCTTTGACACCTTGGATACCCTGTGGACCCTCTGGGCCTTCTGGACCCTCTTCACCCTGTGGACCTTCTGGTCCTGTGGCTCCCGTCGCACCTGTGGCACCGGGATCGCCCTGTGGTCCGGTCAGACCGATGGGGCCTTGAATGCCCTGTACACCTTGGGCTCCGGGGTCACCCTTGTCGCCCTTGACACCTTGAATGCCTTGCGGACCTTCTGGTCCTGTGGCTCCGGGCGCACCGGTATCACCCTTAACACCCGGCAAACCCTGAACACCCGGTGGGCCATCTGCACCAACTGGACCCTGATCCCCTTGGTCACCCTTCGGGCCAGTTGCACCAGTGGCACCTGTGGCTCCGACATCACCTTGATCACCTTTTGGTCCTTCTGCTCCGGTTGCACCCGTCAGGCCAGTCTCGCCTTGTAGGCCCTGCGTGCCTTGCAGACCCTGCGGGCCTTGGACACCTTGTGGTCCCTGTGGTCCTGTGGGACCGGGCGGGCCTTGCACCTGTCCGACATCCACCCACTCACCGGTATCGTCATCCCAGAACCACATGTGCCCGTCATCAGCCGTGATCCACGCATCCCCCGGCTCTCCGGTGGGAGGCAAATCACCTGACGACGGCAAGCCGCCCTGAATGTCGAGAGCCGTTCCCGGCTCACCCTCGATGCCCTGCGGTCCCTCGGGACCGGGGACGCCTTGTTCTCCGGGCGGGCCTTGGATACCCTGCGCTCCGGTGGCACCGGTAGCACCCGTATCACCGGGATCACCTTTGGCTCCCTCTGGACCTTCGGGTCCAGTCAACCCAATTGGACCTTCAGGACCGGTGTCTCCGGTATCTCCCTTGACGCCCTGAATGCCCTGTGGGCCTTCGGGACCAGTCGCACCCGTAGCTCCAATGTCGCCCTGTGGGCCTTCCGGTCCCTGCACACCGGGCACACCTTGGATCCCCTGCTGCCCCTGCGGACCATCAGCCCCCGTCTCACCTTGTGGACCTTCGGGACCAATGACCCCTTGCGGACCTTGTGGTCCTTGTGGTCCCTGTGGACCGGGTGGACCTTGGATCAGCCCTGCATCCACCCACGTCCCTGATTCTTCATCCCAGACCCAGAGATGGCCGGTGTCCGACGCAATCCAGCCCTCACCGGGGACTCCAGTAGGCGGCAAGTCCCCAGCACTCGGCACGCTGCCTTGAATCGTGATACCAATACCGGGTTCACCCTGCGGTCCTTCTGGGCCTTCTGGACCCGGTGGGCCTGCTGGACCCTCTGGGCCTTGGCCTGCTTCCAATGCAACCGGCCAAACTGGCCCACTCTTGCGGAACAGCGGACTGACTAGCGTGTAAATCCCGCTCCAGTAATTGGTGGGGAACGACGTACCCGTTCCGAAGTAGCCTTGGTACTGACCTCCCTCATTATTCGCCAGACACCGCACATCGCCGGAGGTTTGTCCCTGAAATCCTGCGGTTCCCGGATCGATATACACCCATTGACCACCGGGTGAGACGGTCCACGACGCCTGATAGATCGTGTTGGCGAGCACATGCACGGGGGCATCGAAAAACACGTCGTTGTACCCCTGCACCAACGGTGCAGTGGGTACCGCCGTTGCCAGCAAGTCCCCCGTATTCGACCACAACTTCACGAAATACTGGTCCAGTGGCCCCAGCGTGGTGGCATCCACAAAGAACCGGATGCCTGCGACCTCACCGGCTACCGCGAACCGGTACTTCATCGCCACCGTGTAAATATCCCCGACGATCCCCTTGGTATACGGGGCCGGGAAATCCGTAAATTGCAGCGGGGACGTGTTTGGGGCCTTCGGGCCGTAAATAATATCGGCCTCGGTGTCGATGTAGTAATCCCCGATATCACCTATCGTATCGACGGGCGGTCCTACACCCGTGTGCATCGTCCAAAAGTCAGAAATGTCTCCCGCTGGACCTTGTGGACCAGTTTCTCCTTGGATACCCTGCGGCCCTTCGGGGCCTTCAACTCCTGCTGGGCCTTCTGGCCCTGTCAACCCAATCGGACCTTGCGGACCTTCCGGACCTTCTGGGCCTTCTGGGCCTTCTGGGCCTTCTGGGCCTATCGGACCCTCGGCTCCGGGTGCTCCGTCTGCACCGGGGACTCCCTGTGGACCTTCTGGACCGGCCTCACCGGGCGCTCCTGCGGATCCGGGGTCACCTGTGGCCCCTTGGGGGCCTTCCGGTCCCGTGTCTCCCACAGGGCCTTCAGGGCCGGTAGCACCGGTATCGCCTTTGAGCCCTTGTGGACCCTCCGGGCCTTCTGGGCCGATTGGACCTTGTAGACCATCTTCCCCGGCTGGTCCTGTTGCGCCAACGGGGCCTTCGGGACCGGTAGCCCCTGCTGGACCTACCTCGCCTTGGATTCCCTGTGGTCCTTGGGGACCGGGTACTCCCTGTGCGCCCTCCGGCCCCGTGGCTCCTGTGGGACCGATGGGGCCTTCCGGACCTTCCGTCCCCGGAATGCCCTGTGGACCCCTAACGCCTTGTAACCCCTGCTCGCCTTCCGGACCCTCGGGTCCGGGGACGCCCTCCGGGCCGGGGATGCCCTGTAGCCCTTGGATGCCCTGTACACCCTCTGGGCCAGTCGCTCCCGTGGCTCCGGTGGGTCCGGTGAGGCCCATCTCCCCTTGCGGTCCTGTGGCCCCTGTAGCCCCTGTGGGGCCGGTTGCTCCGGCTTCTCCCGCTGGACCCTGTGCGCCCGTGTCTCCAGTGGGACCGGTGGCTCCTTCAGGGCCTTGGAACCCCTGCTCCCCGCGTGGACCGAGCGGGCCTCGTGGACCCTGCGGACCTGTAGGGCCTGTTGGTCCCGGTGGGCCTTGGGGGCCTGCAGGACCGGACACGCCTCCGATATCCACCCACGTCCCGGTGTCGCTGTCCCAAATCCAGACGTGGTCCGTGTCCTCAGTGATCCACGCATCACCGGGATTGCCGGTGGCGGGAAGGTCACCCTCGCTGGGCACGGTGCCAAGAATAGAAAACCCGCTACCGGGTGCGCCGTCCTCGCCCTGTGGCCCCATCGGGCCTTCCGGGCCGGTGGCTCCGGGTGCTCCAGTCGCACCAACAGACCCCGGCTCTCCCTCGATACCTTGGGGGCCAATGGGGCCTTGGGTTCCGGTGGGGCCTGTCGGTCCCACAGGACCGGGAATGCCGGTGGGGCCTTGAGGACCGGTCGATCCGGTCGGACCCTCGGGACCAATCGTGCCCTGTGACCCCTGCGGGCCTGTGGCTCCGGTCGGGCCTACCGGGCCTTGGGGACCGTCAATACCGGGCTCTCCCTGCACGCCTGCGGGGCCTTGCAGCCCCTGCGGTCCCTGCGTGCCTTGCGGTCCCTGAATGCCTTGGGGTCCGGGCGGGCCTTCGGGGCCTTGGATTTCTCCAACATCCACCCACACGCCGTTCTCAGCATCCCACACCCAGAGGTGGCCGTCATCCTCCGTAATCCACCCGTCTCCCGCTTCACCGGTAGGCGGTAGCTCCTCCTCGGATCCCACGGACCCCTTGATCGTGATGCTGGTCCCGGCTTCACCTCGCGGACCCTCTGGACCTTCCGGACCCACGTCACCTTGGGGGCCTTCCGGGCCTTGGGTACCCTGTGGGCCAGTCGGCCCCGTGGGTCCAGTGGCTCCGGGCAATCCCTGCGGACCTTGAGGGCCGTCTGGACCTGTGGGTCCGGTGGGTCCGGTGGACCCTTGCACACCCACCGGGCCTTGAGCCCCCGTGTTTCCCTGCGGACCTGTCTCTCCTTGCAGGCCGGTCGGACCCTGTGCTCCGGTCGGACCCTGTTCGCCCTGTGGCCCCGGTACGCCCTCGGTCACGAGCAGGAAGGAGATGGGTTGGTCGTGCGGGAACTGGCACACCCCTCCCGGCCCGGACATCGAAATGAACGAGACGAAAACTTCCAGATAGCTGTCGTACTCGGTGGCTCCAAGTAGTTCCCAGACCTGATGGGTTTCGGCGTTCTGCGTATCCTGAATCAGGATCTTGCTGGCCGCTTTCGCCAACTGCAACAGGACGTGAGCATCGAAGCCATCGACCGTCAGCCAGTCGAGATACAGGACAGAGGCTTCCCGCTGAATGGTCGCATTCCACCGGAGATACCCCGGTCCCGGATCCTCCGCATCCTGACTATTCGCATCCGCACGGTAGAGGAAGACAGAGGTGGACTGTCCCGGAGGGCCTTGTGGGCCTTCCGGACCTTCAGGGCCTTCGATAGGACCGGGCGTGACCCACTCACCCTCCCCGTTCAAATAGACATCGGGGTCTTCAGGGAGGACAAGGTCAGTCGGAGGAATAAGCCCGACGCTACTGATAACGCCACTGACGGTTTCTCCTTTGAGATACCCCGTGGCGAGGTCACCGATGGCTTGGGCGTTCGGGAGGTCTGGTGCAAAGCGAAGGTCTGGCCGCTGTTGCACGATGTACTTGCTGAAGACGGGCTCGTGCAGTTCAATCAGCAGGTTATCGGTAATCGTCGCCGCAATCAGATCCCCAGCCAGCACCGAGCGGGCAATGGTGTCCTGCTGGGCACGCTCAAGAAGGAGTTCATCTCCCTCGATAGCCACGCAGCGAGCGACTTCGGCATTGGTCGGGTCGGGGAGGACGTTCTTCGGGCAGATGGTGACGTAGAAGGGTGGAACGGGAAACCGTGTGATATGACCGGGGGCCACGCGCAACCGATCCCCTGCATGTGCAGGAGTCGGGGGAAGGTCAACGATACCTATCGCAAAGTTCTTGAAGTCATCCACGGCAGATAGACTCCTACGCTATCAGAAGTGGTGCAGAGGAATTCACGATGCACTCTGCTCCAAACCCCTGTCGGAAGAACATGTCCCACTGCTCGTGCATCCACTCGATGTAGGTCGAGTCCTGCACCGGGGCTTTCGCCAAGAACGCAATCTGCCAACACATCCACCCTTTGCGATCTTCAGTGTGGATGACCTTCATCTCGATGGTCCCAAACGTCAACGCTCCAAACCGAGCGCAATTCTCTTCTACCGTTTGCTGGTCTGGATCGGCAGACGAATCAGGATACACCAAATATTTCCAGACGGACCAGCGCATAGTATCCCAGTCTCTGGGTGCAATCAATTGCAATTACTGCGGGGTCAACGGCGTGGTCATCAGCGTCTTCAGCGCCATCTGGAGTGCAAGCACGTCCTCTTGGGGAACGCGAAACAACTGCCTGATCATCTCATCGGTAATGAGCAGGATGGACCCGCTACTATCCTGCTCGCAGCACTCTTCTTCGTCTTCCTCGTCCCACTCGACTACGGGGCACAGGTCGCCGTTCTCATCGATCACAAAGTCTTCGGCTTCTCCCTCCATGTCATCCTCGCCCGACATGATACCACCGGCAATGAGGACATATATAGACCCCTAGATGGGCCTTGTCCTTGACGAAAGGTGCCCGAAGTAACGACCGCAGATGGGCCTTCGCTGCTCCTTCAGACGGCCACTTCTGCTTCCGCCAACACGGAGCCAGTCGCATCCGTGTGAACCGTGCTATCTCTCCCAATCTCATGACACCCTCCATGGTGATCAACTTCATCTTTCTTCGGGAATTTTCACTTGCCCTTCTTCGATCCACATCTTCAACAGCCAGCGAATGGCGGAAGTGGGCGTGGTAGGAGGCTCACAGGACTCGCATTTCGCAATCATGTCCTCGTATTCCTCCGGGGTCAAACGCACAGTGAAGCTGTGCGAATGCCGCCGATTCGGCTCTGATGCGCTCACGACGTTTTACCGCTCGACTCCTTCTCGATAGACATTCTCCCGCATCCACGCCGTGGACATCGGGGTAATGGCATTCGTCAGACTCCGTTTGCGGGGCCACACCAGTAACCCCGCTCCCAACACCATCAATAACAACGAAATCATGCTCACCTCATTTCAGCCACTGTTTCAGCCGCTTCAGTTCCTCCGCCACCTCACGCTCCATCGCCGCGATGACATCCTTCCGATCCACCTCTCGCTCCCGCTCATAGCTCATCGAGTCGATGTACGTGTTGTCGGGATACCGGGACTTAAACTGCGAGTGTGCGCCTCGGATGGTGTTGCCCTCGATCTTCAATTCCTTGACGATGCCCAGCGCGTTGTCCCCGTGGTTGTAGCCGCCGATGCGAATGCCATAGCTGCCATAGTTCCACTCGCTGTCGCAGACATGGATGACATCACACGCATCCTTGTCTCCCACCTCCAGAAACGAAGAGCCCTCATGCTCAATCGTCAGGCCGGTGAACACCACTCGCTCCGGGCCTTCGGTGATGAGACAGAAGCGTCCGGGGCCTCCCATCGCTACCTTGTTGGTGCGATACGTGCCCCCTCGGAACTCCACCTGTGTGCGGGGGAGCGATGAGGCGTTGTCAGCGGTGAAGTCGTGGCCAGTGATGTTGACAATCGCGCCGACCTCGGACATCTCACAGCCTTCCACCAACACGTTCCGCAGTGACCCACCGTTCTTGGGCGTGAACATGAAGCCGTAGCCGTCCTGCCCACTGGCCCACGAGTGGAACAGAATGAGCCGACGCAGATGGACGTTGTGGCCGTCCTTCAGTTCGATGAGGTTCTTGGTGGGAATGGCAGTATTGCCCTTCCATGTGAGGGGCTTGGTGAAGGTGGCGTCTTCGATCAGGATGTTGGTCGGGCGGCAGTTGGGGATCTTCATCTTGTCTCCGCCGACCATGATGTTCTCGCTGGCCGCTTCGAAGTGCCCACCTTTGATCGTCACGTCACCGGGGCTGTTGCCAATCCAGATGGCTTGGCTGTCGGCCTTCTCCGGGTCATACACGTCGCGGATGTCACAGTCGGTGAACACCACGCCGTTGCCGTTGCACTCAATTGCACGCTTGCCCCGATGCCCCATCACCGTGACCTGTGTCACTGTCACCTCGGCTGGGGCCTGCTCGACGGTCGTCTGGTTGCTGTCGTTCTTCCCAATCTGGACCGCCACCTCGTTCTTGGGAGCCTTGACGGTCAAGTGCTCCAGCGTGCAGCCCCGTGCGCCCACCGGGAGACGAAAGCCACCATTGCTGCTGTCTGACGAGATGACGTTCCCGCTGCCACGCACCGCTGTCTGCGGGGTGTTGAACAGGTAGCCATCGGACTTGGTGAAGGTCGCCCCCTCGGCCAGTCGCAGGTTGCCACCCTCGTCCATCGCCGCTTGCAAGTCGCCGCCTGCAGGCACGAGTGTTTCGTCTGTAGGTTCGGGGGGTTCAGGGGGTGCGATGATGATTTCTTCCCGTATCTTCTGCGTCAGAATATCAATCTGATTGCAGTAGCTCAAAATCTTCTCGGTGTCCATGATGCCCTCGGTTGCGCGGCCCTCAGTGGCCGGGGGGGAGTGTGACACACCACACCTGACAAAACAAGCCGGGGTTTCCCCCGGCCTTTTTCTTACGCCAACTGCTTGCAGCACTCGATGCAGACCACGATCCCGTGCAGGGTCTTGGTGCTGGTGGACGCTTCCTCGCAGAAGAAGCACACCTTGGAGTCCAGCAGAGCGGGCTGGGCGTACTCCGGACCCAACTCCGCCTGCAGTTCGTCCGTGTTCACGATAGGCTGACCCAGCGTGTTCAGGGGCGTGCCGTCCGCTGCCTCGTTGGGCGTGCCCGGTGCCCACGGCTTGCTGGTGCCAGTCAGGGGGCCGTCCGTGACCGTGACCTTGGTCGAGCCCAAGCACTGGGCCAGCGACTGGGCCAGTGTGTCAATCTCCGCCTGCGCGGCCGGGGACACCGTCAGCGTGGGCTCCGCCGCAATCTCCGCGAGAGCCGCATTGACTTCCGCTTCGTTTGGGAAGGTGACGGAGGCTTTCGCCTCCGCCTTCTCCGCCGCCGCCAGCCACTCGGCCTTGAGGCCGTAGTTCTCGGCGCAGTCCGGGCCGAAGCCCACGAGGACCGACCGCTGCTCCTTGCCGAGCCCCAGCACCTTGTTGCAGAAGCAACAGTTGCCTGTCAGCTTGCCGTGGTCCTTGGCCACGCGGGCCGGGTTGGCTGAGAACTCCGTGAGCAGTTCCACGAGGCCCGTCAGGCCACTCTTGAAGGGCTGGAACGCACCGTCCGGGCTCACGCGGCCGTAGTAGGCACGGTTGGGATACGTGCCCTCGCCGGAGATGCTGACGTAGCCGGGGGCCTTCGAATTCTTGCCGTTCAGGGAGAGGACCACCTTGGTGCCGCCGACCGACAGACGCACCTTCGGGAACTTCAGGCCCGATTCCTTGGCCGTGTTGAAGAGCGCCACGACGTTGGCGAAGCTGCCGACGCTGACCGCCGCCTGCGCCACAGGAGCCACCGGGGCCACCGCACGGGCGATGAGACGCTCGATCCACGGCTCCTGCTTGGGGGTGAGCGAACCGTACTTCTTGAAGCTGGCGACGAGGTCCGACGCGAACTTGGCGTCATTGGCCTTGAGGGCGGGGACGAGGCTGGCGAGCTTGGCGACGTTTTCTGAGAGGTTCATCTTGGTATCTCCTGCGCCCACTCCGTTGGGCTGTTGTTGACGTAAGACTAGTATAGCACCCCTACAGGATTTGTCAAGACCCTCTCAGCTTTTTTCTTCTCCCACCCACGTCCGGTCGGGACTTTGCTGGGCTTCCTCAGCCCCTTCCTTCCAGAACTGCTCCACAATTTGATGCTGATCAAACGGGTCCGCTGGCCACTCCAGCCCCCGTTCCTTCAGCCAGTGCTGAAACAACTCCGTTTCGTGGAAATGCTCAGAATGCCCCAACATGCGTCACCTCCCGATCTATGTCTCGATGCTCCACCGGAATACCCAATTCCTGCCCCAGACGCTCCGCTAGGAAGACGCTGCGGTGCTTGCCGCCGTGACACCCAATGAACACGACTTCGGTGCCCGGAGCGGTCGCTGTGGCCCTGATGTGGGCATACTTGGCGTGGAATTCAGGCGTCTTCATGACATCCGCCTGCACCGCTGGGTCTTGGCCGGTCTTGTAGCGGAGGCTCTTGTCTCGATAGGGGTTCCGGAACAAGGTCCGGATGTCCACCACCACGACACCCGGCTCCTGCTCCGGGAGGTCTGGGTATTTGAATCCGAAGGAGACGATTTTCTTCAGCGCCACGTTGCACTCCTTGCAATTGATTGCAGCTACCTACTCATTGTACACGATGAACCATTCCTGCGGGCCGCTCTGGTACTCCGCACACTGCACCTCGCCCGTCTCGGTGGCGATGGTCACGTGCTGCAGCACCCACGTCCGGTCGTCTCGCTCAAACGACTTCGGCCACTCCTGAAGGGTGGCCCAGCCGAGTGCCGTCATCGAGACGGTCATCCGTTCCAGATCATGGTCGTTTGGCACGTTGGCCTCCCCACTGCACGGACACGTTGACCGCCTGACTGGTCTTCGACACCTGTGGCGAGACTTTCACGCTGCGGAGCCCAGTCCACGCCAGCAGAATTCCGCCGCCGACTAGAGCCGCCCCCACGAGGGCCTGTTTGCCTCTGGCGTTACAGCCACCCTCGTAGACGTTGTAGGCATCGGTCACGCAGTAGGTGCTGTCCACCACCGTCACCGGGGTGCCCCACGGACCAAGCACCGCCACGCCTCCCAGTGCGACCACGACACCCGCGATGCCGAGCTTCCGGCTGAACGGCTTGGTCGTGGGCTGGGCCTCCGCCTTCACCGTGCCTTCAGGCAGCAACCGCTCCAGCGGTACCGCCCCCGGTGGTACTTGCGCCCACGCCGTCCCGCTCATCATCAGGCTCGCAATGAGCCATCGTATCACGTACTTCTTCATGCTGCCCTCTGTTGTTGCTGGCCCCACCGCAGGGCCTCTTGTGCGTGTTGAATCTGTGCCCGATAGTATTGCCGGGACTCCTGAAGTTGAACACTCATGAGCATCACCCGCGCCACCCAGATGGTGCGCTGGTGATACCGTTCCTGTGCCGTGGTCAGACGACACATCGCCAGACAGAATTCTGCGCCCCCACAGGAGGGGCAAAAGCGAGGGGACTTCATCGGGTCCACTCCTCGCAATGCTCGCACGCACTGCACGCCCAGAAGGACGCCAACCTTCGGGACCACGCCCGGATGATCCCGTGCTCCCCCCGCAGGGGGTTCATCAGGGGCTCCACGATCTGCCCCGATTCCTTCACCATCTCGCCGCCGCATTCTGGACACTGCATCGCGCTCCTCCATGAGCAGAAAACTCTGAGGGGATATCAAGCTGCCCCTCGTCAGCCGCCACTCTGCTAGTCGCCCTTCCGTATGGGTGGCCGTCACGGAATGGGAGGGTGCTCAGTCCTCGTGTCTGTTGTTGAACTGGCGCTCCGCGAACGCCGGGAGGCCCAACGACGTGTGCAGGCCCGTCAGGCGCGTGAACACCTCTTGAAGCTGGTCGTTGTAGACATCGCTCCGCTCCGCCACGGTGGTCAGCTTGCCCGACCGGAGGTAGCTGGCCGTCACCGTGTAGGTGTCGCTGGGGTCCAGCGTGACGCGGACCACGTTGACGCGCTTCCCGTCGTAGTTCACCGAGTTGATCCGGAGAGACAGGCTGTTCTCGGAGCCCACGAGGTTCTTGGCCCCGGTCATCACGAGAAACCGCCTGCCACCGAGTTGCGAGAGAATGGTATTTGCGACTTCCAGATTTGCCATGTTTTGCCCCACTCCTTGAGGACAAAACCAGTATAGACCCAGTTCAGACGTTTGTCAACTGGGTTCCACATCCCGTGCTTTCCATGTGTCCCCGTCCGGGAACGTGAACGCTCCATCCTGCAACATGTGATTGCTGTCGGCCCAGTCCACGAGCATCTGAATCTTGCCCATCAACTCCGCGATGACACGCTTCTGGGCTTCGATGGTGAGCATGGGGTCATCGGGGTCCACTGCCGCTCTGGGCGTGCCATGCACAGGACACCCACCTCGCTCGGTGCTCCGGTACTCCCCGTTGACAATGATGCAGGTACAGCCACGAAGGTGCTCAGTCATAGGCCACCTCCGCTGCCACCTTCCGCAGTTCCTCGTACTGGTCTTCGGACAGACCCAACAATTGCGCCGACTTCAACAGTGCCGTCGCCGTCTCTCTGGCTGCATAACGAGCGATCCAGTACTCCCGTGTCTCCGGCCCCAGCGGTTGATTCTCCGGTGCCATCGGTCCAATAGGATGATTCTTCGGTGCCAGTCCGGTTTGAGTCATCCACTCCCGTGTTCCAGCCACGACCGCTTCCGAATACAAATCCCGCACAGTCTCTGTTGGGACGGGAAGTCTCGGTGTTGAGACTCGCTTGTGTTTCCCTGCCTGTCTCATCTCAGTTTCCTTTCGCCGCGTCATAGGCCAAATCGCCTTCCAGATCGCACTTGCCGCACGGTTCGTTCACCGGCACTCCGTGCTTGCACGGCTTCTTCTGGCAGTCCTTACAAACCGCATAGGGCCAGCGATTGTCCCACAGGGCCTTGCCACAGACGGCGCAGTGGTGCGTGGGTGGTGAAGGTGTGAAGGGCATTACAGGAGCCTCCCCAACAACAGACCGATCAGGTCGTTCAGCTTCTCCTGCGCGATGAGCAGCTTGGCCACATCGTTGGGAAACGCACCATCCTCGTCGCCGTTCGACGGGGGTGTGCGAACGTCCCGCATTGCGTTCTCGATGGCTTCCATTTGCTTTTTGTCGGCGGGTGTAAATTTCATCGGCTCCTCCTTGAGCTACCCCAGTGTAGCACAGCAGGACCGTATGTCAAGACATCTTCTTTTCGATTTCGGTCGCCTTCTCCAACAACACCTTGGCAAGCTGTCGCGCATGCGCCACGGGGAGGGCGAGCCACGCCACGGGCTTGCCAAACATGAACTTGATGACACCAAGGGCAGGGTCAGCGGCTACCGCCACGGTCAGTTCCCCTTGGTCGGAGGGGTTCATCTTGCCGTAGGGGAATTCACCTGTGCCACCCACCTTGGCGTTGAAACCTCGCCGGTAGATACGGCCCATCAACTCGATGGGGGCTCCACAGGCCAGAGCTTCTTCTCGGAGGTCTGCAGGCAGTTCCAACAACTCCGGGTTTTTGGGGTCAGCCACGGCTTCCTCGCTTGGCTTGCGCCACTTCCAGCACCGCTGTCATCAGGTTGCCGTAAACATGGAAGAACGTGTTCACCATCTCCCGGCAGTCGTCGCACACCGTGTGACTGGTAATGCCATCGGTCATCTCGGTGACCACCTTGTGCCCCTGACAACAGAAGCACGTCATCCCCGGTTCTAGTCTGTTCATTGCACCCTCTTCGATGTCCCGAAGAACGCCTCGGCGCATTTCTCATGCACCATCATCTTGCCGATGTTTTTGGTCTTGGCTGCATCATTGTCGATGTACGCCAGCACCCGGTCCCCCGCCACGATCTTCGCTTTGCAGTGGGCGCACTCGTCCGTTTCTGATTCCATTGAGAATTGTCGATCCGCCATTTCACCTCCTGCAATTAATTGCAATTTACCGGCACAGCTTCGCGTAGCTCTCGTCCCACGGCCCGTAATGATTGGTCTGCCAGTTTTTCCGCATGGCTTCCATGAAGGTATACCGGGTAGACCGCTGCACCCGCATCAGGGGGAACCAGTCCGTGCGAGGCGTCCCAAACCACACCTTCACGCCTTCAATCAGTCCAGACTGCCAGACCAACCCCGTCTTTTCATCTTCCACCCACGCATGGGCATAGGGCTGATCCTTGTGTGGCCCTTCCGGCATGAGACAGATGCCATGCACGATAAACTGGTGCAACACCGAGTGTGGGTTCTGCATGAACACAGCCGACTGGTGGTCCAGCACGTCATCGAAGCATGTGCCCGTAGGGTAAATCGTCGCCATTACACCGGGCGGAGCTTGGACCCCATCACCAGCGAGAGGTCGCCGTTCATGAACTCGATGCGATAAAACACCACCGTGCCCACCGGCAGAATCTCCACCACCATCACCCGCTCACCGGTATCGAGGAGTTTCACCTCCTGTGGGCATTTGAACACCATCGTCATCACTGCACCTTCTTCCCTGACTCCGTAAACCACTTCTCCAACCCCAACTCCAGCGTGTGCAAGTCCTTCGGGTTGTAGCGGATGATCGCATCGGCCACCGCCTCCAGCTTTTTGGGCAACTCCACGCCGTGGGGCACCGGGAACACGAGCGTCTTGTCGTTCAGGATGGCATGGCCTATCTGAATCAGGAACTCGATCCGCGCCACGCTGAGTGGCTTGTCGTCCATGATGCCCACGAAGACGTGCGACTCATCCAACCCCTTGAGCGAGCGGCCTGCCCAGTCCAGCAACTCTGCGCGTTGCTTGGCTGACAGTTTCTCCGCGAGACTGATTCGTCCAAAACTGGATGCTTTCCGAGCCTGTGTTTTCTTCATAGCTTTCTCATCTTTGCTGCCGCTTGACGACGGGCTATCTGCCACAACTTGGCGACTTGCCGACTAATACGTGTCGGCACATTGTCCTGCACCAACTGCACGAGCCCCAACCGCTGGGCCACCTGTCCAAGCTGGAATGCGTCCTTATGTCGTGCCCAGAACCCTGCACAACACGCCGTCATCGAACTGTGACAAATGCGAAATCCGTCGAAATCCCCTCGTGGAGACTTCACCGCTTCCTCCAACTCAGTCGGATCGAGTGGCGAATTCTTGCGATACACACAGGTATCGCACATCCGCTCCTGCACTCTCACGGTTCGTACTCAATCTCAATGTGGTCTGGCAACACCGGAGCATCCGCATGCACCTCGATGAGCACTTTGACCATTTCTGGCCACGTCTCAACCTGATACTGCTCCGAGATTTCCTCTGGGCCTCCACCAGAATCGAACGTGGAAGTCACCCGAATTTTAATGGGCATTCTGTTCCTTCTCTTCCAATCGAAGGCCCACACGTCCGCACACGGGACAGCGGTGGTTGTCGAACTTCAGTGCGTTGATTTCGAAAAGCGGATAACGCCGTCCGCAGTTCACGCACACCAACACGTCACTGGGCATTCAGCCGTCCCTCCAACTCTGCCACCCGCTCTTCCAGTGCCGCGAACCGCTCCTCCAACGTCTCCGGCTCCTCCCGTGCGGCTCTGAGCACCCACCCGCAGTTGGGACAGGGTGTCTCCGGCAAACACCTGTCACGCAGCATACGCCGAAAGGCGTCGTGGTTGTTGGTGCAGGAGGGTTCTCGTTTCTTGTCAGCCATGGTTTTGCCACTTCTGGATCGCCGGGACTGGACACAGGTCCGTGTGGCCTTCCCACTCCCCGCACACTTTGCACTCCACCAACGTCTCCCCGGAGGGCTCGTGGTGGTGCGGCACGAGTCCCCAGTCGGTCACGGACTCCAGTGCATCAATCAATTCCTGCGGGGTGTGATAATCGGCCACGTCTCAACTCCTTTGAGGTTGACAGTATAGCACGGCTCTAGCGTTTGTCAAAGTCGAGCGGCTTGCGGCCACCCATGCCGGGTTGCCACTCCCGACTCCCGGTCACCTGTCTGGTGCGCTCCCGGTGCTTCTTGGCGCAGTCATCGCAAATCCACGCGTAGAGGTTGCGAGGTTTTCCACAGGTACTGCACAGGCCCTCTTCCATCCGCGAAAGCTGCCACATGCGCTGGCGGCTCACCCCCTTCTCTCGGGCGAGCGTGGCCAGCGACACCTTGTATCTGCGGTAGGGCATTATGCCGCCGCCGTCACGCCCACCAGTGTGGGACGTGACCCGAAGGCGAAGGACTTGTCGTCCTTGGAGGCTTCGAAGGTGGCCGTAAAGGTCACCGTGTCGTTGCGCTCGATGCCGGAGCCTGCGGG